TTGGTTTTTCCTCTGGTTTCTTAGGATCCTCTTTTGGTTTTTCCTCTGGTTTCTTAGGATCCTCTTTTGGTTTTTCCTCTGGTTTCTTAGGATCCTCTTTTGGTTTTTCCTCTGGTTTCTTAGGATCCTCTTTTGGTTTTTCCTCTGGTTTCTTAGGATCCTCTTTTGGTTTTTCCTCTGGTTTCTTAGGATCCTCTTTTGGTTTTTCCTCTGGTTTCTTTTCTTCTTTCTTGTTTTCACCATCGGCTTTACCCTTACCGCTTACAAATTGATAAGGTACATCACGATATTGTGAATTGAAGTTATCTGCACCAAGAACCACACTATTCAAATAACGCTCAGCTTGCTTGATGACTTTTGTACGATAACTAATATACAACTGGTCTGAGAGTTTATCGGCAGACCAAGTGAAACCATTGGTATGGAATACAGGAGAGATCTTAGTTGTTTCTGATTCTTTTTCTTTCCAAGGGTTATTTGATTCAACAGCCACCATTTTGAACGAATCCTTAACGTATTCTTGATTTTCGTCCCAAGTATCAGAAACTTTGACGTTGACAAGGTCTTTCTTGGCATAGTTAACGCGCATTGCCCATACAATTTCGCCTGGATGTTCTGCGTCTTCGCCACCCCATTTCATAAGAGTTTCGTCCTTACCAATAACACCAGCTTTACCAGTAGTAGTTTCAACCTTACGACCATTGAAGTCGAGGGCAACTTGTTGGTTCTCCTTAACCTTTTCGACATTCCATTGAGTTTGAATATCAAGTGAGAACGTTTTATTCAGAGGGTGAGATTCAAAGTAGTCATTGAATACCGTTGTGACTTCATTATTGTCTTTGTTCGCAGTAGCTGTACCGACTTCTGTTCCTTCGTTATTATTAACAGGGAACGTGTAGTTATTTACCAACTTAAGTTCCTGAGGCAATCCAACAGTAATGCTGTCACCTTTGTTAATGGTAATTTCGTCTGGGATTTGGATATCATTTACCTTGACATCAACATCTGCGTAAATAGTATCGTTAGATGTTGTTACTTCAACCGAAGGGTTTTGTACTGTGATATTAGTATCTTGTTTAGTGACAACTGTATCGGCTTCGTTAGCCAATACGCTTGGTGCTGTCAAAAGGGCAAGTGCGATTGTTCCTGTAAATACGATTGATTTTTTCATTTCTCTATTCTCCTATGTTCTTAGTAGTCTGCATCTGCATCATCACGTACGAGGTGTAAAACTACATTACTACCCTCGATCTCAACCTCCAATTCACGGTCACATGCCATGAATTGTGTAGCGATATCATTCATATCGCTATCGGACAAAATTAAGTTAACATGCTGTTTCACAACGAGCACAACCTCCTATAATAAATAATCCTCATCAACCGCTGAGCGTATCCACGACAGCGTATCGAATCCTTCTTCCACACGACCATATATTGTGTCTAAGATATCTAGGAAATAAGTGACTTTTTGTTTGTCGATCTCATGTCCTTTATATCGTTTGAAGGGCTCAAAATATATAGTCTCGCCGATAACACTTTCCATCTCGTCGTAATAGAATCCCTCGGCTAAAGATACTATCATTTCATCAACGAGACTTCTAACAACATTCCAAAGCATCAAGTCAATATCCAATTGTTTGAGATTCTTAGGTAACATTAAGAGTCCGAATATGTATTTACGATAGTCAGACTCAAATTTCAACGTTTGCCAATTTGTAATAAGACGATCAATATACCAATCGTCTACATAAAACATCTCTTTTAACGGTAAGTTGACTATGCTATCTCGAATATACGCAAAGAATTCGTCCTTAGTTAATATGGGGATAGATTTTGCGATATAACTCGATTCAAGACTCTTCGTCATAATTGCTTAATACCTCTTCGAAATATTTTTCGAATTCTTCCCTAAGTTCTTTTGTATTCTTATACACTCGCCGACCATCTTGAGTGTCCTCTAGTCGATCCAGAACATCATTTGTTAGAGCATAAATAAGCTCATATTGTTCCTTCTCAACATCGGCATACCCAAATACCGATTTGTAATATGATGTGTCGAGCATCGTCATAAGAATATTATCCACAATTCGTTTTGCAATGCGCAAATAATATAGATCCATGTCTAAGACGTGCATCTCTTTAGGAATTGTCATGATGAATTGAAAGTAATGCTTATAGTCTTCCTGGGCAGGGCTAATTCCCGTATCGGGGTCGACCGCAAGCCATGCTTCAATACCTTTGTCAATATATGACGAGGGTACTAGAAGCATTTCATCTAACGGCATAGCTCGTACCATTGATACAACAGTATCTTTGAATTCACTAGACCGTTTCACAATAGGTGATACCATTATTTAACCTCCTTTCCAAAATACTCCTTTAGTGTCTTGAACGGTGAGTCACTATGCAGCGCCGTCAAGTAAATAGTGAAGTGCCAAATATTGTTTGTTCCATTCATCCAAAGATCTGTAATACCAATAATAAGAACTTCTTCCGCGAGATTCGTATCATCCATAATAAGACCTGGGCGCATTGGGTAGCACTTATCCATCATAAATTTATACGAATCATACGAATGACGAATAAGATTGTAGTTATCACTCGTGATCTCGATCTCGTCTCCACGTTGAGACAATTTAAACATTGGTTGTTTTCTATCCATACTCTAACCTCCAGGATATAACACTTTTCTGTTGATGTTGTTTATAACATCTCTTTGATAATCAATTTGGATTTGTTGAATTTCAACTGTACGTTCTAATTTGGTTACATGATCTTCTATTGTGGTTACTAAAAAGAACAATAGAATGAACAAAACAAATAGTAATATACTTAAAACCTTAACCCACGCATCATCTTTAAACATCACTCACCTCCAAAAAAAGAAAGGGAATTGTTTAAATCCCCTTATTAACGTTTGCGGAATAAAGCTCCAGCTGTCATGTTCCATAACTTGCTGGTGATAATCCCAGTCTGCTCATAGCTGAGTACAGCGATACCAGCGACTCCAGCAGTGACCGTATTGAAAATGTCAATCGGTTTAACTTTATGTTTGATTTCCTCATTCTTCAAAGCAATAAGTCTTGCTAATCGAGCTTCCAAAGCTTTCACTACTTCTTCGTCTTCTGCTAAAGCTAACTCTACTTTAGTTTTCTCGATTTCTCCAGTCAAGCTATCAAATGCGATAGCGTAAGCTAAATTATCAACATCATTAAAATGTTTATTCATAATAAATTACCTTCCTTTCACTATGAGCCTTGTTTTTTCTGCGAACTATTTAAGTAAGAGTTAGCAAGATGTTTCTCAAATTCATACCAATCGTGGACTATAGAATGATCGATTGGAAATACCTTTTCGGCTCCATAGAAATTAATACTACATTTTGAATACATTCGGTAATTTCGTTTAAGGAATCCACCATCACGTCCAACCAAGCATTTGTTTGCAATGAACCAATCCATATCATATAGACGATCTTTTCTATTCGAGTCTAAATATAGAATGTTTCCGCGTTCTGTTGTATATAAATCAACAATGAAATATATACCATATCCCAAAGCGTGCCATGTACTAACATAGAATTTAATACCTTTAACTAGTATATACTCAGTGGATTGAGGGGTGTCCCATAGTTCATCATAAAATGGAATATGCTCGCTCTTAACTAAAAGAAGAGTATCGTCATTATCACCTGTGTCTTCCGCAATATCATTAAGCAAAATAGATACAACCTTGTCGCCCGTATCTATAATATACCGCACAATACCAAACTCATCTAATTCGCTCATTACTTTTCCTCCAACAGTTTCTCAAAAGAATCGAATTGTCCTTCTTTGATTACATCATTCAATTCTTTATTTGAACGATTTAGGGCTCGTCGTCCAATATAATAGACTGCTAATCCACCAGCAGCAAATAAGATACCTTGGATTGCTTCGTCCATTTGACCGTATTCCTTGCCGTCGTTTAACCCTTTTTCATAAATAGCGTTAAGCTCAGCATCACCAAAATCAACTTTTTCCAATTTGTTCACTTTACTAAATAGTCCCATTTTATAATTCTCCGTAATAATGTCCTTCAATTTGAATGTAGTTTCCTCTGTCTCGGAATAATCCAAAGCTATTGATAGATGTATCTTTTATTCTATCACCAACCAAATTCATGCTTGTGAAGTTATATAAATGAATTATTCCAACACTTGCACCATGCATTGCTTCCTTTATAATATCTCGACTAGCTTCTGAGATACCGGCTTCCAATACGAATTCCGGTACCTCGTCGATAGGGTGGATAGTTAATTCCATATATGGGTCGTGTAACAATATAGAAATAACTTCACCTTGTCGAGTCTCATAAATTAGTCTATTAATTTTCTTTGTTTTCGCCATTACCAAACTGCTCCTCGAATGCTTTCATTACGAATTCGTCCATTGCATGATCGTTAAACATATCGCTGCAAATATCTTTGTATTGACGTTGGCTGCGTTTCTTAAGTTTACGTGTTAGCAATAGTGAAGCTCCTGTGGCTAGTGCGAAATATACGCTAGCTTTACGCATTCCTTCATATGCTTTTTCTGTTGCGTTTAGGTCTTTAACAGCTTTACCATATGTTTTATCAAAATAATTATCGAAGTCTTTTCCTAACTCCACAACCTTTTGTTCTCCATCAGTAACATCTGTTACCACACAAATAGATTTATTATCTTCGTTAAACAAATCTTTAAACATACTATAATCCTCCAATAAATAAAAATGTAAAGCTATTTGATAGCTCCAAACCACGCATAACAAACTCGTACCCATGCAATTATTATGAAAAAATATTAAAAAAGTAGGAAAGAATTTGGTTACTGCGTATAATGTGGTTTAAACATTATTTGACAATAAAATTTGTATTATGAAAAAGTAAATTGAAATAAAAAATATTAAAAAGGAGATCACATCGTACAAATTATGTTATGCGCAGTTTGGAACTATCAAACATGTTGACAGTTATATAGACCCGCTAAAAGCTACATACAGATGATAGTATCAGTGTAGAGGCTTTCCTTTCGTAAATTTCCGTAAGTAGCTTGTTACACAGGACAAGGTGTATGTAAATAGTAGATTAAATAAAATTTTTCTTATGTCCCTCAATGTGCAGCTCTTAACGGGCCTATAGTATTTTAGAAGAAATCTTCTAATTGGTTTTCTGGTAGACCGCGGAAATGTTTTACATAAGTAACCAGATCATTCTTAGTAAACATCTTGTTGACAGTAGCGTCCGCTACACGGTTGTCATATGAGCATAAAGCGCATTCTGATTCTTTAGGGCCAATACCCAAGTCTAATACAACAAACGACACGAAATATTTGTCGTTGATACCATAAATCCATTGGTCACGATATTTGTCATGAATACGGTGATGCGGATCCTTACGGTCAATTTGTGTTGGTCTAGTGTGGTACTTTATCATCTATTTTACCGTCCTCCAAGTCTATCATTTTGTTTTCCAGATCGTCGAAATCTTTATTCAATCGATCAATAGTTCGTTCAAGTCTTTCCATGCGCTCTTCTTCAATTTGGTGCTCATGCAAAGTTTGTGGGATCAAATATGTTAGTGCTAAGACAACACAGATACCCACAGTAATTATAGAAATGTTGTAACCTTTATTAGTGGCTTCATTTTTCATTCTTAGCTTTTTCCACCTCGTATTTCATTTTGTAGTATTCAGCAGCTTTGTCTCGAGTTTCCCAGCGGGCCTTATACATTTGTATTTGCTGATCTTTCGATAAGATCTTTTGCTCATATGTGTGAGTGAAAGATATAAGAATACCAATAAAGCATAGCCAAGTAAGTCCTTGAATCAGCCATTTGATTTTCTTCTCATCTCGCTCCATATCCCTAACAATAATCTCAATTGAAAATTCGTCCATTATTTCCTCCTTGGCAAAAAGAAAAGATGTTAGTTAATCTAACATCTAATATCCTTCGTTCTTTAATTTACGAAGAACTTTCTGTACAACATCAAGCCGCTCACGATGTGGCCCTTCATCTGCTGACACATATCCTTGTTTCACAAGCTTATCAATATGAGCTTCCTCCAACACGGCATAACCAGCCAAGCAGTAAAATCCAATAAATCGTAGTGCTTTCCGTAACATAATAGTTACCTCCTTTAAATTATTTCTTCATTATATGACTTGTAATTTCTGCGGAGGCATTCCTTCCCAGCAGTCCTCTAAAGAAGCTCCTGTAGGAACGGCTAACAATTTATACTTCTTGCGAATATCATTGATCTTTCTATAGATCTCACGAATACGCCATCTCGACCAATCATTCGGTCTAAATGTCCAACGTATACCGGCCCATTGTGATTGATCTCCGCCAATTGTCCTATAGTAAATATCGGTACTCTCAACCAATAAGTAAATCATGTCCATGTCGCTTAAGTTCTTGTATTTTTGAATTACCATTCTCTGTTCTCCTTTTCTCTTTTGACAAAAATAAAAGCTGAGTGTAAACCCAACTTTTATTTATCAGAATTATTTGTAAGCGTCAAAACACCTGCTGTTACAATAACGACTCCACCAACTACAATCGTTCCGTTGATAGCACCTCTTGCGCAACCTTTTAGAAATGCTGTTACAACATTATCTTTTACAGTTACCTCAAGTGGTGTACCTTCGTAACGAAATAGTCCTGCGAATCCTTTATTTAAATCGAACATAGTGTTGTTCCTCCTTTTAATTATTTCTTCATTATACACTATGTAATTTCTGCGGATTATTTCTTTTTGAATAATTTCTTGACAATATCAAGAAGACTTGTTTTAGGGACATCTCGTTCAATATAGATTCTCTTAATATCTTCAAATTTCTTGTTGTCCATAATATTACCTCCTAATAAACTTTCGCAATATCGTATAACCGATCTTCTCCAAAATATGCGCCCTTGTCATTGATACTGAGACAGGGCATGTCTTCTACTGGAGTATTGTTGTCCAACAGATCTCCAATAGTATCAACGAATGCTCTTACAGCCATCGTTAGATTTGGTGCATCACGCTTATTGATCCACGCTGTTCGAGCTGTCAATCCTGAATGAGGATTCGCTGTGTGGATATATAGACCGTCAAAATATGACTTATCGGGATCTACATCCCCATGTATGACGATGTTTTCGTTATTAACTTGCATGTTAATATACAACTCTATAACATCGAGTTTTGGTTTATATGAGCCGCGAATAAACTTGTATTTAATTGAGTATACTTTCGGCACACGTTTGACTTCGCCTCGTGGTTTGCGACGAGGACTTTTCTTTCTAGTCTTGCTTACTGCCATGACTGCCTCCTTAATATGAAATTCGAGAAAAAAAAAGAATAGTCTGAGAATCGAACGCAGATCTCCGGATTATACCGGGCTCTTCCTCTTGAGCTAATCTATTCCTTCATTATAGTGTATGTAATTTCTGCGGAATGAAAAAAGAAAGGGACTTGTGTCCCTCAACTCTATAGTGATTTATAGAAATTAACTAGTTCTTCTGCGTCTTTCTCAACTTCTTTAACTCGTTGATTAATTTGATCGCAAAGCTCTTTCACTTCTTTTTCATCAATATCGTTGATTTTCACAAATCCCATTTCTAAGTTTGTAGAAATATTTTCCATTGTGTTCCATGTATCATATACTTTGTAACTACGTGTAAACACCTCTTCATAAGTAACGCAATCCAATAAAGTTTTGAGTTCGCTTCTTATTCTAGTATAAAGATTTCGATAATAGTCTTTAATATATACACTAGCAGTACTATGCGCTAGTCCAATACTAATCAATTTCTCTAACATCTCTTCTAATTCATAATCTTCGTACATCAAAGCTAATTTGATCATGTTTTCTTGATTTAGTGTAAGTTGTTGTTTTTCAGTCATGATAATGACCCTCCTATAATTTATTTCATTATAGGATGTGTAAAAACCGCGGAAGAAAAATAAAAGGGAGCCATGTAGGCCCCGCTTCAATCCTATTTGCCTTTTCTACTGAAATATTCCCGAGAGCTCATATTATAGTTGTTGTCATGATTAGAGATCTCTTTTTGTAACTTATTGTATTTATTTAAATACTTACTGATCTTCTTATCAGTCTTACCACCATTCTTTTGATACCTCTCTTGAGCCACTCGTCGTAACTCTTCGGCCTTGTTATACTTTTTAGCACCTTTTACTTTTTCTTTAAGACGCCATTTAGTATATCCACCATCACTGGTTCCGTCGCCTTTGTGTTCTTTGTTAATATCCTTAACAATTCCCTTGGCCTGTTTCTTCAACTTTTTATAGGACTCATGATTGGCTCTTAAGTCTGCATGACGACTTCTTACACCCCATTTCATGCCTTTCTTACCATAGTGCTGAATCACACTTTGAGAATTATCGATTGCTGTATATGTCATAGCTTACCTCCCATATCCTCAGCGTCGTCTAGATAGTTATCATCAATCCATTGTGCAGATTGTGGCGAACCGATACGTGAATATCCATCAACCTTCTCATACACACGGACACGAGAGCCTTTCTTGAATAGTTCTTTTTCTTCAGCACCAGCGAATGGTTGTGCTTCAACCCAGTAGTCCTCTGTGATAGTCGCTTCGTAATATGGTTGTTCACTTGATGGTAAGTGTGTACCAACGTTCAACTCATGCTCGAATGTATTCTCAGCAATCTCTAATTGAGGAGGGTTAGGGACACGAGATCCACCGTTGTAACGATAGAAGTAGAAATATGGTTGACCATTATAGCCCCAGATTTCGTCGTGGTTATTACGGGTGATGCCATTATATCCATAGTTACAGTGGATAATAGTTCCTTCTGAGTCTAAGAAAATACCTGTGTGACCAAATGCCCCGGCAGAATATCCTTTTTGTCCCCAGATGAAAATATCACCAGCTTGTACGTCAGCTTCTTCATTTTCTGCCAACAGTACCCAGCCATTTTGTAACAACCAGTCGTGCATTGTCTCGGTCGAGCAAGGCCAAGGTAGAGTGCTCATTCCACCAGCTACACCAGCGTAATACATTGACGATGAGCAGTCGAATGAGTCTGGGCCTGTACGATGCAACATGGAATATGTCACTCGTCCTTCACGAGCAACCATCCATGCAATCATCAGTGCGGGATTTACTGTCATAGTTAATTCCTCCGTTAAATTCGTGGCGAAGATGACATTGATGACATCTTGTTGATTTTATTCTTACGATCACGTAACGAGCGGAAACGATCTTGTCTAGACTTAACTTTGGCGTCAATTAATTTACCATAAGCGTTCTTTTGGAATTTTTCCATCATTTGACGCGTAACTTTATTTTTACCATAAATCTTCTCAAGAGTCTTATAGTCGGCAGGCCCATTAAGATCCCGAGTATTTTTATAAGATTGGATGGCTTGTTGATCGTTATAATCGTCATCCAATTCTTTACCAGTGGCAAGATCATATTCGTTGTATTGACGCATCATTTCTGGGTCGCGGTTTTTACGCCATTTCATACCTTTTTTACCATAGTGTTGGATTACGCTGCGTGAGTCATCAATTGCTGTGTATGCCATATTTAGTTTCCTCCAGATTCTGCTTGTTTCTTAAAGTCGTTCGGATTTAGGTGAACGACGTCTTGCCACTTTAAAATTTCTACAATTCCGTTCTTATGGTAATCTGAGAACAGTTTGTAGATATCTGTGGTATCTTTAGGGATTGTAAGGGGTTTATTCATAGTAACCATAGCATAGTCACCTTCCCAACCCTCGGCTTCGTAATTAGGAATACGAAGTTTGATTTGGGATCCTGGGAAATATGATTCGCCAAGCTCACCCTCTTTAAGGTATTGGATAAGAGTTGCAAATTGGTTATCGTAAATAAATGGAGAGCGCAAGTTAACGTCTAACAAAGTAGACATCAAAGTGTGCTCATTACGATATTGAAGATCCTGAATAAGGTATTTACCAATCTCTTCGTCAGTTTGTTGCTTCATTTCCTCAGTTAAGACATAAGGATATTCGTAGCGGAAATATGGATTGTTATCCACAACCGCTACTTTAGTCCCTTCTTCACTTTCGAAGCGTTCTAGTTTAAACATAATTAACCTCGTTATCTAGTAATTTGGTCTGGCCACGGATCGTCCGTGGTATAAGTCATAGTTGTGAATCGAATATCTCCAATATCACGATCTGTTGGTACGTCGTTTAGGAATTGCAAGCGCACTTGTCTAGAATCGGTAATACCACCAACGTAGAATGTACCGTAAGGAACACCTTTATCATTTGTCATGTTTCCCAGTTTAGATCCTGTAGGGATAAACCCTTCTTTAAGACCTCCTTGAGGAATGATAGTTACAAATTTGTTACGGTCTGATGGGTGATCCGCATATCCAGCAGCTCCTCTTCGTTTAATACCGAACCAACCCCATGATAATCCACCCCAAGTGAGTTCAACAGTGGAGTTGATACGACGGAATGTCAATACTGCACCGTTTAGAGGAGAACCTGTCATCGGTAATATGACATTTCCAGTATCGCCGTATAAGACACGCCAACAATTTTTAGCTTGATTACGATTGGCATTCTCAGCATACATCTGAGTCTTGATCCATTTCAATGCACCGTTCTTACGAAGTCGGTCGACATATACAGATCCGATTGGGATGTTCTTAAGGGTTGCGATATTATCATCATCATATGGATAATTATTACCAAAGACGGTATCCACATCGTTACCCGCGACAATTGTAGTACCGCCACCAGATCCACCGTTTACAGCTTTAATAGCCTCGGTCATCCGTGACGTAGTAACAAATGGATCTCCACCATTACGAAGTTTATCATCAACCACGGCATCGATACCAAGAGCCAAGTGTTGGTTCTTGATATTGGTTGTCATTTGGGTTAGAAGATTTTCGTATGTTGGGAAAATAGCATACAAGTCATTTAGCTTCTTGTATTCTGATGGGATTTCAACAGTCGGAGCAGGCTTGTTCTCAAGAGTAGTAACCCGTCCATCAACGTCACTAACTTGTGATTGGATACCAGTGATATCACCTTTAACTTGGTTTATCTCTGGCTTAGTCGCAAAGTTAGTTGTGTCGATAGTTGGAGATTCTCCGGGAGGGCCGGCAGGACCCACTGGTCCAACTGGGCCTGGTTGTCCATCTTCACCTTTAGGTCCACGTTCACCAGGTTCACCTTTATCCCCCTTAGGACCCGGAGGTCCAGGAGGGCCTTGGATACCTTGTTCACCTTGTGGGCCAGGAGTACCTGAGCCACCAACTCCTTGCTTTTTGATTTCTTCGATTTCTAATTTAGCAGTACCAACTTTACCGTTTAGAGCTTCTAAACTCGACCGAAGTTGATTAACCTCAGAAATGCTAGGACCAGGTGCAGGAAGTCTTAATAATACATTCGCGCCATTATATAAAGTTGTTCCACCATCAATATCATCGATCACTCGAAAGTCAACATCTTTAACAAATTCATCTAGTTTACCAGCAGTCTTAATATCGTCCCAAATAGTGGTAACATAAGAATCGTCCTTCTTAAGAATAGTTGTAATATCTTGAGAAGTAAGTTGATCCTTCAGTGTCTTCAGGATCGCCTCAGAAATACTTGTGGATAACTTCTGTTCAATGCCTTCTAGTTTGGTGTTGATTCCAGCAATGTTTGATTCATTAGTCTCAATCTTGGTAGTAAGTTCGGACTTAACCGTGTCAGCATATCCATGAGTATCCACCCCAGCAATAGCTCGTTGGACAATAGGATTGATGAATTCCTCAGATTGAAGTTTGGTGTTAATCGCAGATGTCACACTATCCACGATTGTTTGACGTTCCTCGGTGAATTTAGAGTTAACCAAAGCTGTCAAATCCAATTTAAGCTGAGGAATGTCGACGGCATTAACAATCTCTGCTTTAATTTGCTCTGTCTTGGTGTTGAACTCACTCAGGATATTTGTCTTAATTGTATCCACGTCAATACCAGCAACTTTAGATTCGACGGCTTGAATCTTAGTATCCTGATTTTGCACGGATTTTGATTGTTCTTCTTGGATCTTATCGATCTTAGCTGTTACAGCCGTAAGAACATCGGATTGGATCTTAGCGGTGTCGATAGACTTGATCACACGATTGAAAATGTCGTTCTTAAGAGCGACAGTATCAATTTCAACTCCATCTTTGTCCGATAGTCCAGATTTAGAGATAACTTTGTCAATGACACTACGCAAGAAATCAGTATTCACTACGTCGGATCCCACCTCGACATAGATCGGTGATTCATTTGTGTTGAACTCACGGACAAATAAGTATTTATCAGCTCCAGTATAACCACGGTCTGCCCCATCTTCATCTTTTGGTGAAAATACGTCAAACTTCATAGTGATTGAGTCTGATAAAAATGATGATTTTGGAATAACAATCTTGGCATATCCAGAATAACCAATTAGGTCGTTAGGAATATCCAAATTTAGGCATCCAGTAGTAGGTTCCCATTTAGCTTGCAATTCCGTTGATGTATCATGAGATGTCCTAAACAAAACACCGGAGATAACTTCTGTATCCCCGGCACTTGGTTCGGCAAATTTGATACTTAAGCTACGATCACTACCATCATCAACGATAGTAACCGGCGTGTCTAAGTACCGCATTTAAATCCTCCTTGGTTTATTGAGTAGGAGTGTTCTCCTTAGCGAATGGGTATGAAACAGCGATACCGTTTTGACCAAAATATCCTGTTTCAGTGAATTCTGAAGCTGCTTGTCCAGAATATGTGAAGTCGCGATTTGCTTGAGCAATGACAAGTTTACCTTCACCATCAACTTCTGTATGGTTAGGGTCTTTGATTGCGAAGATATCCCCAGCTTTGATAGTTTTAACTTCTTCAGCTAGAGGAATCTGTTCGGCAAATTGTTTGTAGACAACACCGTATTTGACACCCTCGCTCATTACTGTGTTAAGAACAACAGTATGAGTTAGCTTGTTGATTTTTGCGATAGCTTCTGCGTTACTGTTGGATTTCGTATTCGCATTGTCAATCTCCTTAACAATTTCTTGTTGTGCAAATTCTGAGAAATTCGTGTAGAACTCCTGACGCTTAATTTGACGCAACAGATCATCATGGTCTTTAGATGTTTGGTCACCGTTAAGAACATAATCCATCACAGCGAAATATGGACTTTCCTGTTTTATAGACACTACAGTTCCGACGACAGTGCCATCAGAACCATAGCGAGGATATACGTTTGTTACTTTGTATTCACCATAAATACCCATTATTTATTTTCCTCCGTAGTGTGTGGATCTGGTTCGCCTTCTAGCTTACGCAGATCTTCGGTAAGTTCATTATTTTTATCGAGTAAAGTGTTATACTCTTTTCTGAGTTCCTCTTTTTCATCGATAAGTTTCTTGTGTTCTTCTTGAAGTTTGTTGTAAGCATCAAGATAGAATCCAGCTTGAGCTTTAACCAATGCTACATCTGTCTCTGCACGAGTAAGAAGTATTTGCATTTCGCCAAAAGCTAATTTGTATAATTGTTCTTCGTTCATTATAGTCCACCTAATTGTGCGACTCCTTGAGAAATCGAAGCATTAACCGAAGCATTGTTCTTTTTACTGAGCATTGCTGGGGTCATTCCGTTTCGCCAATGAGCCCATAGTTCACATAATCCTTTCAATATTCCGTATAAATCATAGTATGTTCCGAATTCCGTTGGACGAATTATCAACCCTCTAGCAGATGTGAACGAGTCTGTAAATACCATTCTATCCCCGTATACTTCGATTTGGTCTATCTTGGCTTCGTGAGATGCTCCTCTAGCAGATTGACGGAAACAACGAATTCCCGCAAATCGTCCTGAAGATTGTGAATTAATTCCATCGCCTGAAGAGGTTACACCGAAACCAGCATATAAGGAGCCTTTAAACTGACCCGATCTTAACTCATCAAAATGCATAAACGCGGTATGTATTTTATCGGGAGTCTGACGAAAAATAGTATTAGAATCGTTATAGAATTGAATCGATCCTCCGTTAAAGAAATTTAACTTCGATCCATTTAAATCGAACTTAACATCGCCGTTTAGAGAGCTTAATATACCCCCTCTAATATGTGACGCGCTCATTGTGCCCGACACAATATTATTTGCGTTTAGGTTTATGATATCCACATTTGCTGCATTTAGTTGACCAGTAGTAATCTTACTAGCATTCAGATCCTCAATCCAACTCTCTTTGATAAAGGCTCTGCCAGTTGCAGTGACGTCACCATCCAACACAATACTTTTACCCCTCAGACGAACTCCAGAAGTATCGGCATTGATTGAGGTGATTACATCTTTAGGCCCGGATAGAGTTAGAGCCCAGGCGTCATTTTTCTGAGATATGACAGTTGAAGATACCCCACCGGAGGGTTTATACCGTCCAACAGTTTCTCCGCGTACCAGCATAATTTCCTTAATACCGAATCGGCCCTCGCCAGTCATCTTAATCCTGAATGAGAACCGACCATTATATCCATTGACATTATCGAATATATGCTGACCGACAACATTAAATGTATCTTTGGTATAGGTTTGGTATTGATAGCCAGGTTGTGCGGTTAGACCTTTAGTGTATACTGGTGCTCCGTTGTTATCGATAATTTGCAATTCGACATTCATATCTTTATTGCCTCGATAAACTCCGGTTGCGTCCATGTGGTATTTGCAATAGAAAGTATACTTATCACCATCTTCCATTTTGTCTATAACCAGAGGTAATGACACAAATGCGGAATTGTTTGAATATGTTCCATCGTAACTGCCTTTAGAGAAATAGAAGTACTCAGCACTTCCATAATTTCCAGGTCTGGCAGATATGGTGTATCCGTCAACTCCATTAGTGAATCCACTTAATTTTGCGGATAAGAATGTGTCTGTATCAACAATCAAGTTATCGGTGGATTGCGATGCATTAGTGATAACCGTTTTGATCTCATCGCTTGATTGGATTAACTGGGAAATAGAAGTGGTAATACCATTTTGGGTTGTACCAAGAGTACGTTTGTAGGTATCGACGGTCTGTAGGACTTCTTGGAATTTCTCACTAGATTCTAAGTCAATGTCCTCATATGCTGGCGCATAATCGGTCCATAAGTCTCCATCCCATAACATCGCGTCTTTGATGTCGACAGCAACGTTAGTTCCTGCTGGTTTACCACCGATGTCAATACGGAATCGGATTTGCATACCTTCATTCAGAGATCGTTCATTGATCTGAACCCAACCAATTTTGGTTTTGTATGTATCGGACGTAGTGACATCCCATTCGTCTTTGTTGTATTCATCGGGAAGACCGAATGTATTAGTTCCATTAATCCATTGAAGATATGTCGTACCAGAATATACCTCTGGAGAAACTCGCATACTTGTGATACCTGGAGTTGTCGTGCGAACCTTATATTGAATATTCAGACGGTCACCGACCTTGTATCCAAGAGCCTTCAGTGTCTTCTTGTCAATAAACCAATACCCATTAATAACATCCCAGGCATTATTACCTTGCGTATTTTTAATCGGTCCGTTGAAATTTATTTCTGTCTTAGTCCCTGCTAGGAAGTTCCGACTACCGTATTTCTTAGGAATCTTTTGGTCAATAACAGAAGACAATTCTGTTTTGATTCTACCAGCTTCCTGAGTAACACGAGTGGCAATATCAGACGTTCTAACGTAATCAGTTAATCTGGTGTTAATTTGAGTTTGGATCTTGCCATCAACTTGACTGAATTGAGTATCTGTATATCGTCTGGTTTGTTCGACAATGCCTGGGATTTGATTTCTTGTCATTTCAAGAATATCACGTTGGACATTATCATTAACAGAATTGATCCGAGATATGAGACCTTGTTCGGATTGAGTGATAGCAGACGATACAGCAGAAGTAATCTTCCCATCAACATCTCGAGTAACACTGTTGACTGATGTTTGAATACCGTCAATCCTAGCATTCAAACTAGTCTCAACCGCAGTGACTTTTCCACTAACCGTATCCAAATCAGTACGAGATACCTTAGCAGAAATAGAGTCCTTAATGACCTTCAGTTCCGCAGCGGTATTTGTCGCATTACCATCAACCTTCTTCTCTAGGTTTTGTGCAGCGATTTTGATTTCATTCGCCTTCTGGTCAATAGATGTTGACATCTTCGAGATCTCTCCATCAACAGTTGACTTGTATTGGCTTATGGCGGTGGAAATCTTGTTTGGAACCAAGTTTAGTTCTGCTTTAGCGCTTTCGATCTGGCCATCAAGATGGTTTACCGTTTCTTGATCGGCTTTAGCAGCCAATCCCGTATTAAGATGTTGGATCTCAGTGGAGTTTGTGGTAACTCGACCCTCAGTGTCGGTAATTCGTCTCTTCATAGATGCCAAATCACCATCAACAGTGGATTTGTAGTTCTTCCACTTCTGTTCTCCATCAGCAGCACTAGGCACCCAGCCAGTAGCTTTAGTACCTTCTTCAACTTTCCACTTGTATGTGTATATGTTTGCGCCATCACGTAAACCGGTTTCACGGATTTGTAATTGGATATTATTACCGAGACTAGGATAGGTCACCGTAACATACTTCTCAGTTCCAGGCGGAATGTCAAATATAGCTTCACCACCAGTTGGTACAAGGTCCTCGCCATTGACAGTAACTTTAGTGTCGGAAAAATATGGAGTTAACTTAATCTTACCGTTATTCGTACTTGTGTTTTTAACAAAGAATGACCAAGTATATGGAATACTGTAATTCTTTGACTCGAATGGCATCCAGAAAATATTCGAATTCGGAGAAGTCGAGATTTCATCTATCAGGAGGTTACGAGCGCCAAGTAGTTGACCATTCTGCATTCCTCCGCCACCTTGGACGACATTCCAAAGTAAACCGCCACCGCCATTCATCTCTAAAGTACCGTCAAGTAAGTTAGGATTTCCTGGTTTGATTCGTTCTAGTTCAGAAGCTAGCTGATCCTTAATATCTCCGACCTTGACATTAATATCATCGTCGATTTTCTTAAGTTTCTCGTCAAGCTCATTCTGGATTGGAGTAAGATCTGGTCTCCATCGCTTCTCTGCGTCGGCAAGAGCAGCATTAACAGTGGCTTGCACATTGGCATTAATATCCTGTTTAGCCGAGTTAATAGCGTCATTAACTTTGTCAGTTACCTTCTGTCCAAAGTTTGCGTCAATGACAAGAACCCAGTTCTCGCCGTCAAAACGCCACATCTCAACTTCACCCTCACCGCCAACAGGTTTAAACCACAAGTCGTCTTTAGATACCTTCTCACGAGGAGGTTCCTCAGGACCATAGAAGTTTTTGTTCTTGTTGTTGGCGCTGGTTAGGATTGTATGAATCAAACCGTCCTTCTCTCCGTAGAGAGCATTGTTGACTATCTTGTTTGTCAAGTCTTGCCATTGGGCTTTCTGTTGGTCAGCCAAGCTAGCTCGACCAGACCCACTGGAACTTGCCTCGATTTTGATGATTCGCTCCCTAAGAGCATCATACACAATCTTACGGACCTTGACAGTAACGTCACAGTCAATCTTAGGCACATACACATCGACAGTATCGCAAAGTTGGATCTTCTCCAAAGCTTGAATGATCCGACGATCCCATTCAGTAGAATCTTGTAGCGGAATCATCTCCACTTCAACACTCAGATCTGGTTTATCAGCATCTTTGTTCTTAGATGTGAAATATGATTGTGCTTTAGCTGTAACTTGAGCTGGTGTAGGAGCTTTCTTTTTGGCTTCTTCACCCTCTTTATGAGTAGAAGAGTCATTGAACTCCGAGCTCAAATCAAGAGGTACAATGCGTTTGACAAAATAATCGTCATAGTGTGGAGACTTGATAATATCCCCGTAGATTACTTGTTCTGGTTCGTTCTCACCTTCAGGAGTGAATGTCACATAAGGTAAAATACGAGTGAATTTACCAGCCATAGATGATTTAACTTTAACATTCTTGAGGTTCTTACGAGGTCGAATTGTCGTAACATGATCTTTCCCACGTTTGGAATATAAGAAAATCGTATTGTTAGTACGTTTAATTTCTCCACCCCAAGTGTCAATAAACGATCCTTCTTCTCCGGCAATAGCATTCAACACATTACGGATATCCATGTTTGTGTCTTTTGCTGTTTGAATATCGGAGATGAAATTGTATTCAATAGGATCGACTGCAACACGTTTGAGTTGTTCCCAAGCTCCAGATGGTGTAGCAGATTTAATTGATAAAGGCTTGATAATATTACCAGACAATTCATCAGTCTTGGTAACAGCCTTTACAGTGATTTCATTCGAATCAACCTCTTTCTCGACTTCGTAAATACGAAATGCATGAGGTTCATCATAGTCATTTGGCTTAACCAAAATATAACGGTTTTGAGTGAGCGCGCTGGCCCACTCTCCACCGACAGGATATTTTAGTTCAAGCTCAAATTCAGCATTACGAACTTCAGTGACTTCTGCAGATATAGCATCATGCAAGATGCCCATACCATTAGTATCGAAGACCCGTTCGTTCTGTTCATATAAAATTGGTCTCAAACTAATACCCTCCAATTAGGGGTTAGAGTTATCGTGGCTGGAGCAGTGCCCTTAGTGGCTGTGAAATATACTCGGTTTGTCCGAAGATCATTTCCTGGCTCAAGTTTAAAGAACTCTTTTCCCACAGTATTGTTGTTTTTGTTTGTGATCGTGGATCCGGACTTAGAATATACAATATATCGAGTGCTATCAATGATGATTGTCTCGTTTTGCATATCCTTGATTGTCATAGCAGTGGATCCAATAGAAATTTTCAAGTTACCCGTAACTCCAGAGAATTGTACTGTTGGTCTGGAGAAATATAAATTAGGATTCTCAATTACTTCACCGGAAGTAACAACTCTAGGTTGATTGTCCACATTATATTTAAACGGTTGACATTTAAGTTTCACTTTGAATGAAATACATCCTTGATAGAAGTATTTGTTTTCATAAGTGATTTCTGTCATGATAACTTTGTAAATATGACTTTGATCAAAATATGGAATGAAGTCAATCCAGTTACCAACCCCATTGTTAAATAGAAAATTGATTCTATTACGGGCTAGTGAAATATCTCGATCTGAGTCATTATGACTTCGTCCGTCATAGAAACAGCTTAGCTCGAATTCGGTTGGCTCATAACCTTCATCGTCAAAAGCCAACTCTCCTTCGTAGCCATTTGGTGACTCGAAAGTCACACGTCGTTTAGGTGTTTCTATATCTGGGCGATCTTGGATAAATACATGATAATCTTCAGACTTGTATCCGTTGATCATAAAATATCCAGGCTTTAAAGGCATCACCATAATACTTCTTCACCTTTCCCTCGACGAGCTTGATCGTCAAAGTCCTTAATATGTTGTTGAATTTCTCTAGCAAGTTGTTTGCCGTCAACTGGTTTACCACCATTGTCCACTTTAACCGTAATAGAGTATTCTTTATTAGAGTTGTCGTAGACATTTGTGTTGGTTGATTGCATTGAGCTAGGTACTCCAGAATATGCCGGGCGTGGAACATTAGTTGCATCAACACCGATTCCCCGTAAAATGTTGCCATTTTGAAGTTTGTCAAGATTGGTAGTATCGACTACTGGAGTGATCGTTGGTTTGTATTCCATGTCAGCCAATGAGTCGTCTAACAATTGTCCAACACTATTAACAGCGTCACTAACAGCAGTTGCCATTGAATTTGCGTGGTCAATAGCGTTACCACCGACTTCGCTAAATGCATCGCCGAATGTCTTAGACATCTTAGCGATAGACTTAGGCATTTCTTTCGCAATACCCATTGCAACCCCTTGAGGGATATACTTACCGACGTTAGCTGCAAATAACCGTGATGGTGATTTGATCTTAGCCTTAGCTCGAGCAGCACGTTCGGCCTGTGCAACAATCTCATTAGTCGCAGCGATAACAGAACCTAGGTGAGCTCTGATACCAGCGGCAACCCCTTGAGAAATCATCGAACCGACATACACACCGCCGGCATGAGCCACACCAGCAGCAGATCTAACTCCATTTGCGGCTTGCATCATACCGGTCAAGATTGTGACATTAAGCAATGCCATAGCCATACGCATAGCAGATACCATCTGAGTTCCAAGTTGGAGCATGGTGGCTTGCATCATAGCGCTTGAGCTACGGATTTGGTTTGCCATTTGCATCATAGCTGTCATGATTGTCATCTGCATCGTCATAAATGCCATTTGCATAGATGCTCTCATCATGTTTAGGGACATGTTCATTTGAGCATTAATTTGTGACATAGACGAAGCCATAGCTTGAGCAATTCTAGCCATAGATGATGTCATTGCCATAGCGGCTTGGTTCATGGACATTTGGATAGATTGGACGATTCCAAGCATACCGGTTGTCACTGTTGTACGAACTAACGCCATAGACGTAGATGCACTAACGCCCATCATAGCAAATCCACGAGCCATTCCAGCAGCGGCTTGAGCCATACCTGAAGAAATAACCGTTGATACCGATGCCATATTTGTACGAATAGCATTTACAACACTCATCATTCCCATATTAACAGCCATAACAACAGTAGTCATAGATGTTGCAGCAGCGGCGCCCATCAAAGCAAAGCCTTGTTGTAATGCTGCACGAGCTTGGTTCATACCGTTATTTACAGCAGTAACAACCAGTGTCATCGCCATTGTCATAGCAGTACCAAGAACAGCAAATGATGTAGTAGATCCAGCAGCACTAGCTCCAAATTGCGCAAGAGCAGTTCTTGCTTGGTTCATAGCATTACCGAATGCCGTTGTGCCGTTAGAAATAGATGAGAACGAGTTACCTAGATTTGCCACAGCAGATCCAGTTGTTGTAAATATCATTCCCAACGATGTCATAGACGAAGTAATAGCCATTGCTCGACCCATAAATTGGGTAAGCGTATTTGCCACTTTCTCAAGACCTGCCGCTAATACGGTAATGCCAGGAGCAGCTCCCATTGTGGCTTGTCCGATACTTGATAATGAACTTGCAACGCCCTTAATATTGCTTGCCATACCGCTAGCTGAAGATTTAATCTTCTCAGATGAAGATGCAAATTTCTCTAATGCAGAGGCTGCGCTTGGAGCAGCAGATGAGGCAGTCTTAAGAGCAGACGCAATATCTTTAATTGCATCTCCAGATCCCTTACGAGTGCTCATCTTATACATGACTGTATCGAGTTTGTCTAAGTCTGCACGGAATCCGTTCAAGTTACCAGTATATGATGCTCCACCTAAGAGAGCAACAGCACCAGATACAGCGGTAATTGCGGCTGCGGCTTGGAATCCATGATCGGCAATAGGTTTCATACCTTTACCCATCAATTCGATACCCTTACCAACGTCTTTAAATGCTTTACCGACAGCTTCAATAATACCTTTTATGGCATTACCGACAGAATCAACAATCTTAGAAACACCGTTCATTACATGCTCGATACCTTTACCGAATCCTTCGGCAAATTTACCAGCACCTTCGAATGCTTTACCTACTCCTTCAAGAGCGGATTTAATAGAAGTACCAATAGATTCAACGATCGATGCGATTCCTTGGAATGCAGATTGAATTCCCTGACCTACTCCTTGAGCAGCAGTACCAATTCCTTCAAATGCCGCTTTGATTGCTCCACCGATAGATTCTACTACCGACGCTACACCTTGTAATGCAGCTTGAATGCCTTGTCCAATACCGACAAATACATTCTTAATTGCTTCTCCGGCGGCAGAAATAACATTGGCAAATCCATTAATTGCTCCAACAATACCCTGCATAACAGAGTTAACGATAGATGCAATAGATTGGAATACGGATTGGATTGTTTGTCCAATAGTTTGAACAACTGCAACAATAGCATTAGCCACATTTGTAATTGTCTGTCCAATAGTTTGGAATATGACAACAATGTCATTTGCAACAACTTGAATTGTTTGGAATAAGGTAATAAATACCGGAGCCAAAGCTTCCACTACTTGAGCGATTGACTGGACAATTGCGATGATAGCGTCCGCTAGCGAACGAATAATAACTGCTAAAGACTCGAATAACACTTTAAGTGCATCCATCAATGGAGTGAATATAGGCTCAATTGCTGTAGCCAATTCGCTCAAAGCGCCTAAAATGAAGTCTTTTACTGGAGTTAAGACCTCAACAAGTTTATTAAGAATTGGTCCGACCAATTCACCAATAACAGTTAAGACAATATCGGATACAATCTTCAACAGATCCGTAACTGCTTTGATAATTTGATCTCGGTATTTCATCAAACCATCCGCAAACGATTGAATAAATTTAACAGCGATCTGAATACCGACATCCACTAAAGTTCCAATGTTGTCAATTAGAGCTTTGCCAATCTCGACTATCAATTTAACAGCCGAAGATACCAATTGCGGTATAGACTCTGTAAATCCTTGTAGCAATCCGATAACGAGTTTAATACCAAACTGCACCATATCCGGAATTAATACAATTAGTCCTTTAATGGCTGTTCGGATAATCTTGATTAAAGATGTTAGCATAGACGGAGCGCGCTCAGCCAAAGATTTAAGCAAAGCATCTAATGCTTCGACCAAACCTTTCAATATAGCGGGTCCTGTCGCAGCTAACTCTTTCAAAGCAGTGATAATAAGACCTATACCGACACCAGCAAGTGCCAAACCGGCACCAATACCGACAGCTGCAAGGCCAAGAGCGATTAAAGCCCCAGATAACATTAGAAGACCAGCACCAACAACTTGAGCTATTGCAGCTGCTGCTAATACTATACCCAGAGAAACAGCTAAAGCGATCAATGCGGTAGCAATTTTAGACATCGGTATAGTACTTAATATCTTCAAAGGTACGGATAATGCTATCAATGCCACAGACATTATTAATAATGATCCGGCGCCGACAACACCGCCACCACCTAGAGATGCCATTACTGCTGCAACCACAGTTAGAGCCCCTAATGTGGCAATTAATGCCGTCATAGCAGTTGTAAGACTTTTCCACGGAATCATGGAAAGAGTTAATAACGTATTACCGATTTGGGATAATACAGGAACTAATGCTAATAAAAGAATCGCAGCACCAATTGAGCTGGATACTGGACCAGAAAGATTTGTAATAGCTACAGTGACTGCGCTCAATTGTAAGAATATCAAACCAAGTGCTGTTAAAGCGCCGGGTAGTCGTTCCGGATTAATGTTTGCAATATCTTGGAGAGCTTTAACAACATCTTTTACAGTCTTAGCGAAAGTAAGAAGCGTAAATAAAGCGCTAAGATTTACTTTTGCTCCACGTAAAGAATGTGTCGCTAATACAAGAAGTCCCATTACAGATGCTAATGCTTGTAATGAGCTCTCTAATCGCCATGGGTTCATATCAGCAATTTCGGTTAAAGCATTAACTAACACTTTGACACTCAAAGTGAATGAAATAAGACTTAACAATGCCGATAAGTTAACTTTAGCACCTCTAAGTGCATGCATTGATAACACCAGAAGACCAAATATAGATGCCATTGCTTCTACTGCAGGAATTAATCTATCAGGTTGGACATTGGCCAGTTTCTCAACACATTTAACCAATACAAATACCATTGTGGTAAATGTTATTAGACCCGCAAGTGTAGTCAGTTTTATCTTAACACCGCGAAGTAAATGCATAACAGATACAAGCTCTAAAATAAGAACTGTAATCTGTTCCATCGCTTTCGCAGATCTGTCAGGATTAAGCTTGGTTAGTTTCTCAAGCGTCATAACCAGCAGATAAATAGTTCCGGCGAATGTTATCATTCCGAACATGTTGCTGATTTTGATTTTGACGCCATTCATCACTTTCATGCTAAGAGCCAAAGCACCCATAAGACTTACAACGCCAATCAATGATGTTTTGATTTGGTCCATGTTGTAATCTTTGAGTTTATCCATAGCTCCAACAAGTAATCTAATAGCCAAAACGAATCCTATCATTGAAAGGACTCCAGTTTGGACTTTCTTTCCGCCTTCGAGCAATTTCATAGCTCCGACGAGAATAAGAGTAGCCGCAGCAATACCTCGAACAGCTACATCAAGTTGATTTGTATCTAGATCGGCCAATTTTTTCATTGCACCAGCTAGAATACGAATACCAATAGCGAAACCTATCATGCTTACAGCAGTTCCTGGAGGTATCTTATCGATCTTGGATAATCGTTTCATAGCAGCGGTTAGAATATAGCTGAGTGAAGCTATGGCCGAACCTGAACGTACCAAATCTTCAGTAGACATGCCAGCAAGCATTTTAAGAGATAAAGCCAAAATCATCAAAGCTGAAGCAATCATTAATAATGATCCAGCTTTAACCGCTCCAGTAAACGATTGTAAAGACTCTTTTACGCCGTCCAATACTTCGGATACTTTAGAAACCATCTCTTTACCATTATTGACAAAATCCTTGAACATGTCCATGATTTCGCCGAATGGTCCACCGCCACCCTTCTTATTCTTGATGGACTTGAAGATTTTAAGGCCTGCCCATCCAGCAAACGCTGCTTTGAGCATATCGCTAAACGACATCTTTCTAATTGTGTCAGCCAATGATTTAGATGCGGAACTAACTACGGATTTAATTTTATCAAATCCCTTTTTAATTCCAGCGGCTATTTTATCGCCCCATCCAGTATCAACCGATTTATCACCAAACATATTCTTGAACGGATTTTCGAATTTCAAGTTCTTCAGAGAACCAAAGACTTTTGAAATAATTCCGACAAATCCTTTTAACAATCCAGCAACAAATGTTATAGCTGTACCAATCGCTTTGAATACACCGGTGATCTTAATACCTTGGCTTTCGAGAGATTTTCCGGTCATAAGAGAATATGACAAGGCGCTAACAAAATTAGCAATCGCTCCTGTGGCTTTTTCAATCCATCCGGCTAATGTCTTAAACCATCCCAAACTATTGGATATACCGTTTAAAGTATTAACTGATCCAAATAGTTTCATAAAAGCAGTGACAAGTATATTGACAACCGCACTTACAGTTTTAAATACATTGGATAATGAAGCACCGAGGGATTGCATTCCTGCCATCAAATTAGTATTAAATCTAAGTGCAGAAAAGAAATTAGCTAATACAGCAACAACGGAATTTATTGCCGCTATAAACGACATTGCTCCGGTGCCGAACTGCATGAAACCTTTAATGAATCTTCCAAACATACTCATTATCAACGATATAGCATTACCAAATAATCGACCGATATTTCCAAACAGCATAAACAATACTCTAGATTGGGCCAATTTTTGAGTAAAGTTTTCAACTGCTTTGGTAACATTATATAATGATTGACCAACTGTTTTAAAGTCGCCAAATGCGCTTCGATATCCTTCACGGAATCTTGTTAAGGCTTTAAAGACAATTTCAAAGCTGTTCTTAATTATGTTAAAGAACGATGCTTGACCTCCCAAGTCTTTCCACGTCTTCAAAACCGCATTTCGGAAATTACCCAAACTACGATCCATATCCAGAATAGCATCATGATATGTTCCTTGAGCATCGTCGAAATAATTGCCGACAATCTTACCGACTTCCGTCCAAAGACCTTTAGCTTCTTCATATCCACCGAATAAATATTCCCATGAAGTAGCCCAACCAGAACCAATGGCTTCTTGGACAGTATCTACCAATTGACCAAATGATTTGATCTGAGTTGCCGCGTTAAGCATTTGCTCATCGACGGAGAATTCTTTCAAAGTGTTAATAAGAACTTCTGAAGTCAACCAACCGTCTTTCAAGGAATCCCGGAAAGATTTAGTCATATCACGAGCATGTCCCATCTTTTCGGCCATTTCGGTCAAACGGTCTTGGAATAACTTACCACCCATACCAGCATTTACTACGGAGTTCCAGTCCTGAAGACCTACTTTACCAGAAGCTAACGCTTGAGATAATTGGTACATCGCAGTAGATGCTTGTTGAGTATTTGATCCTGATGCAGCGGCCAAGTTAGAAATACCTTTGATCGCTACAGCGGAATCTTCCAAGCCAACACCGGCCGCAGTAAACGTACCGATGTTCTTGGTCATATCTTTGAATGAGTAAATGGTTTTGTCGGCGTATTCGTTCAAATCTTCCAAAGTCTTGGAAGTCATACGCATACGCTTAGATTGATCCGGAATTTCCCATTCAGTATTCGTCATGATCGTTTGAACGGATCCAAGTTTTTCGTTGTATTCGTTCAGCCCATCCATTGGACCTTTAAAGAATTTAGCACCAAAGCTAATAGCTTTCTGCATCATGTTACCCATCACGATACCCATTGCAACATCCATAGCATTAAGGGATCCTTTTACGGAGTCCGCTGCTCTAGAAAATGCTCCGGTAAGTGGGTTGAGGTTAATACCAGATGCTTTAGCATTTAGTCCATCAATAGACTTAATCGAGTTTGTGAACCCCTGGTGATTATCCGCCTTTTGAAAAATACCCTTCAACCGAGATAAAATACTTGATGTTTTAGACGTTCTATCAGCAACATCGGTATTCATCTGATCAATAGATTTGGCAGCGCCTGACATGTTAATGTTATCAGTGCTACGACTAAAAATATTCTTTAAGCGAGATAATAAACCTTGGGATTTTGTTGTTGAATTTGATACTGCTTCTGGAATAGCGTTCATCTCTTTAGCAATGTTCTTAGACGCGTTTCCGCCATTAATCTTAGAGAATGCCGCTTTAAGTTTATCCAGAGCAGATATTGTGTCTTGAGTGTTCTTAGTAAAACCTTTATTGTCTAAGGTTACCTTGGCGACTTTCTCATCAACATATCCTGCCATTTATTGCCTCCTATTTAAGGTAATCGGTTAAAACCCTGTTTATAGCTGATTTGTATGCGGAATCAATAGCTTTATCGATGTATGGGTGTGGAGGAACATATCCTCCTGTACCCGTACCGTGTCCATAATGAATCAGAATAGCAATGTTTTTACCTTTGTTAATGTTTGTATTAAAGATTTCGAGTTCTTCACCTCGGCTAGTTTTGGATATACGATATCCCCATGCCGAAGCAGTTGCTCCAGATCTGGTTGGTGTAGCAGCTCTAAGTGCTTCCACAAGAGCCTTACCTAATTGATCTAAAGATACTCGTCTATCTTTCTTAAGATATCTTTCGAGATTATTAAAATCTCCACTCACCGAAATTTTCATTTACGGGCCTTCTTACCATACTTCTTGTTGTATTCCTCATCATTCTTACGAACATCATTATTGTTTCTATGAGAAGAATACGCTGCTAACCCGGCAACAGCTGTACTGAATCCGGCAACTTTACCAGCATTATTTTGAACCGATAAGATTTTCATAGTCTTGTCATAATCTTTTTCTATTGTGTCATTAGTTAAGATTTTCTTACTAGCAACTTTTAGGTTCTTATGATCAAAGAATATGGTCGGATTCTTTGTTCTATATCCGGAGTATTTCTTATCGTTAATATCATTAAGCCCATCGTATCCTTTTTTCTTAAGAGACGAATAGAACTTATCGATATTTTTCTTATATCTTTCATTATGTCCTCTGGCAACTAATCCAACATTAAAATTATTATACTTGCTTTTGGATTTATTAACCTGCGAAGCTATTTCATCAGCTACTGAACGGAATTCTGAGTCAGTCTTATAAAGATTTTTAAAAGATTTTTTAGCGGCTCTATTAGGAGCTATCTTAACATCTTTAACAGCCTTGAATTTATAAATATTGTCGTGATCTCCCAACCCATAGTCATCCCCGTAAAAAGCTCGTCGCATTTTTCTTTGCATTCCATACATGCCACGATACTTAACTTTATCATTTTTTCGATAAGCGCCATAAACGGGTCTAGATGTGTCAATTTTAGACGCAGCATTAACAGAGTCGAACGTCTTTCCCTTCTTGAGAGTTCTACCGATAAAGTCATCTTGGATTTTGTTTTTGAGCATATATCCCGCAACGGCGGCACCAGTAGCGCCGACAGCGCCCAATGCGATTTTCTCATTTCTAAGACGTTTTGCAAGTTTCTGTTTAACTTGTTCTTCATTATAACCCAATTTTCGGTATTTGTATTCCAAATTCTGGACATGATTATCTCGTAATCGTTTGCCCCATTTCATACCTTTGACACCGAAGTGTTGGATTACGTCATCAGAATGAATTATAAAATCATCCACGCATTTTTCTCCTTTCTTCAGCTTCCGCACGTCGTTTCATAATTATAGCTCGCTGCTCCGCCATAGCCTCTTCCTTTGTCATTTTCTTAGGTGGCTCTTGTAATGCAGCGACACTATTCAACAAAACGATTAGTTTGTTTAAGTTTCGATCTTCCCAGTCGAACGGAATATGGTTAAGTGCCATATGAGCATAAATTATCTCAGATGTAAATATCTTCTTACGTTGAGCAACTGGTCGAGCACTCCCTGTTGGTTTAGGGGTAGTTGTCGCCGATGGTGTATGTCCCATGTACTCAATAATCTTTTTAAAATCATTAGGTGACAATTTAGAAGTGTCTAATTCTTGATCACACATCATAATAATGAAGTCGAGAATCTCTTCTTCAGTAACTTCTTCTTTGTTGTCAATAAAACGCTTCTCATGTTTAGTTTCCCAACGATCTAAATTCTTAAGTGTGTATCGGAATGTGTATTCCTCTCCATCTTCGGTTATAAACTCGTTCTTTTCCTCATCCCAATATTCAACATCTTCCGTTTTTATTGTAAGATACTCTGATCCCATGATACTCACACCTCAAAAAATTTAACAAATAAAAAGGAAGGGGTGCAAAAAATACACCCACAACCCGAATTACTGTGCAGCTGGAGCTGCGGCAGAAGCGGCTGCTTCTTTAAGCCCACGAATATGAGAAGTGATACCTGTAATAAATTTATTAAGGGTAACTCCTTCATCGTCATGGAAGTCTTCAATCAAAGCTTCATAAGCAAGTGAAGTTTTGAAGTCTTCACGAACTTGGTCATTCTTGATGAAGCGTTTTCCATCTTCCGAACGAACGCCGTATGAAGTCAAAACGATGTCGTTCAATAGATCGTACATTTTTTGATAGTCTTCTTCGGCTTGAACTTTTTCGATGTATTTAGCCATGTCATCTTTACCGTAGCGAGCTTGCAAAGCAATCAACTCCATACGATTAAGATTGAAGTAAAGAGTTTCCTCTTGTTGGATACCATCGAAATCCTCATAACGAACTTGCTGTTTAATCATACTATGACATACCTCCTATAAAGTGTTAATTAAGACAATAGTTGAATAACTTTTTCTGGCAATGGAAGATATGCATCAGCATCATCTGTACCATATACAGCGTCAAGAACTTTTTGCATCTTAGTAGCTTCAACTTGTGTTGAATCAATAGTGATTACAGAAGTTGGTTTGTGACCAGGAACTGTAACTGGAGTTGAAGAAATTGACCAAGATGGGTTTTGTGGTTCTGGGCTGTCGTTAACAGTAGCGTGTGAACGTTCTGATGGAGCAGCTTTACATCCATACCACAAGTGAAGTTTGTAACCGTAGTCATTACCTTGAACGTCGTTACCAATGATAGATTTGAATGCAAATCCAAATGGTGTACGGTTTTGTTGGTGAGCAACAGCACCTTTAACGATCGCTTTCATACCGTCACATTCGTCGAATTCAACTGGAGAGCTGAATGCTTCGATAGTACCTTCAAAGTTTTCAGCACCAGTAAGTGACAAGTATTTGATGTTGTCTGCGTATTGGTCATTTGCTTCAGCTCCTGATGGAGATTCGTTAGCGGCAGTGATACCATTCCAAGCAACACCTTTAGGATATTGACCAGATGCGTTTTGTACAAACAATACGGCTTCGGAAACACCAGTTTCATAAATACGTTTTCCGAGTTCGTCGAATTTAAGTTTAGCCATTAGCTAATCCTCCCGTGTTAATTTTTAAAATAGTGTGATGCATATTATCGACAATAAATTCATTCTCATACACACAGTATTGGTTTTCCAAAAGTTGAGGTAAGATTGGAGTCTCGACACGTTTGTCGATTATAGTGATTTGATATACTTCATGTGAATGATAACGAACATTGTCTGCATGCCGTTGTCTAATACCCGTTCTCTTATAAAGAATACACGGATACGTCAAAGTGGTGTTTGATGTAGGATTATAGAAGAGTTTATAATCCTCATTAGACTTCCGAATCGCTTCGGTTAGAATCTGTCGGATAAGCATTCTTTTGCTCATTGTAAACTCCTCCTAAATCCAAAATCACTCGTGGGGGTCTTATAGTAAAGCTTTCGACTTTCCATTTGACCCCCTGATATTCCAAATACAAAAGATTTGAAATATGCTTCATAAAGAATTGATCAGCTACTAATGAAATCTGGTTGGTAATTCGTATGTTATCAATTGTCGATTTGTCGCCATTTTGATCATGATGGTAACGACTCGTAACAACATCGCCGCGTACTTTCTTAACAACCACTTGAGGTTCGAACACATCCGGCTCAACCTCTACATCAGTAATCCGAAAACCCGCGTTACCAGAGTATTTCATTATCCGCCTACTCGAGGTGATTCAGTTCCAGTCGCAGCGGCAGGAGCGGCTGTACCATTTTCTGGAGTGAAGTACACAGCAGATTTAGCGCGCACAAGAGCTCCTGAAAGACGTGCTTCAATAAGGTATTTTTGTTTGTTGTAGTCGATATCGAAGTGTTCGAATGTGTTAACTTCGCCGCCTTTGTTAGTACCGATTTGGTAGTCAGCAAGGTTAACCATAATCATTTCGTCTTCTTTCAAGAAGTTAGTTTCAACGATATCAGCTACGCCGAACAATGATGCAAGATATTCTTTAGTTGCTGGTTGTTGTCCACCGAATACCCATTGTTCGTTCTTGTTGCGCAAGAAGCGAAGTTTAGTAAGGAAGAGTGGGTTAACATAAAGAGTTGGTGTACCTGAACCGAGCATCTTAGTCTTGAATTCCGCCACAGTTTGGAACAAGTCAAGAAGCATCTTAGGATTGTATTTAGCTTTGATTGTGTAGAAGTCTTCGTCTTTAGAGATAGGACGGATCTTGTCTTCTTTGATCTTAGCAGCATCACCAGTAGCACGACCATCTGATACGAGGATTGCTTGTGCAATTTCATCGTTCAACTTGATGCGCATTTCTTGGTTGAAGAAGGCAGCAACGTTCAATTGTTGGCCGATATCGATAGCATCGTCACGGTCAATTGATTGTTTTTTATAGATCGTAGTTGGATCAGTTTTACGAGAAAGGAATGAAATGATTTGTTCTTTCTTTTCTGTACCCTTGATATAACCTTTCGCACGAAGTTGTTCGTCAGTAAGGTCAGACAAGTCTGTCATGATTGATTTAACAAATGCTGTTGGAACTTTTGTTACTTTAGACAAGATATGTTCTGTAGCAGTGTTAGGTGAGTAGATTACTTGAACACCGTTTTGCAATTGGTGATCTGGGAACAACTTGTCGATGTTGTTCATTGAGTGTTTAAGAGTGTCGCCATTCTCGAAGTCTACAAGAACGTTACTAAGCTTAAGACCACGGTCTTTGGCTGTTTGCATAGCTTCTGTTAATGAGTGACGAATTTCTTCGTTGTTATTAGCAGATGTTTGTTCGAATGCGTTATAGTGCATCAAAGTTCCTCCCTTGTCGGATTGTTCGATTTCTTCAGATTCTTCATCTTCTTCGTCGTCAGCTTCTGCTGCGAGTTCATCAAGAATTTCATTTACTCGAGCGTCAACAGCGTTTTCAAATTCTTCGTCGATTGCCGCTTCATGCGCTTCAAGAGCAGCATTAGCTGCTGCTTCAGTCAAGATAGATACTGCTTCTTGTTGATCCTCATTAAGAGTTCCCAATACTTCATCAAGAACTGCAGATTCAGTACCTTCTTCAGCGTGTTGGATACGGTCGAATACACTAACTCGTGTTTCGTCGCCAAGCAACACATCGCTAGCTGAATGAATAAGTTGGTTACTTTCCATTACGATACTTTCCCCTTCGTCTGGATTATCAGAGTGCTGTAGCACTTCTGTAATTACGGCCCCAGGATTAGCTCCTGCGAGCACAAGCGATACTTCATAGATGTTACCATGAATAACGTCGTTTTGCGGAGTACGTTTAATACGATTCGCTCCGATTGACATACACATGATATCACCATGTTGTACGAGTTCTTTGGCGTTGACAGCTTTCGCAGTATTATTGAAATACCCTTCGCCATAAACACCCTCATCCGCATGATGCAATAGCACGTGTCCGATGATGTTTTCAGGTGTGCTCGGGTCGTGTGACCAAACCAGAGGAACCTTTTTACCATCGTTCTCAGCAAATGCTCCATGACGAATGGTGACACCGTCTGTACAACGCATGTCATTACGGGTTACATAACCCGCGAAATCATACTTAGGATGTTTTCCCATGAATACGATTTACCTCCGTCAATTATTTGCCGCCATTTTGAAGTTGTCTTAGGTACTCGAGATAGCCGTCTTCATCCAGTTCTTCTGGATTCTCTTCGTAACCTTCATCTCCAGGGGACGCGACCGACCCAGGTACAGAAACATCTTGATTGTTATCAGCGATGTTAGGATTATACAATTGATCGGCCATAGGATCTGTAATAGGTCCATAACCAATAACAGCACGGAATTCGTTCGAGGTAAGAATTCTGTTCCGTAGCAATGAGTCGCCAATTGTTGCAAGTTGACTTGTTGGTACAAGTTTAAATGGATCATTATACGTAACAATACGATGTCCTTGTGTATAACCCGTCTTAGTGATGAATTTACGTTGGAATTCTTCTTGAATACGAGTCACAATAGGATCAATTGTACGGGTATAATAATTCTGCATTTGCTCAGCGTTAGCTGTCCCATCAAATACCGCTTTGGTTAATCCTATCTGCGATAAAAGCTCATCAGTCAGATACTTAATTTCGTCCATCAGATTAGAATTAACCGGGCGATTGAGTTGGGTGATCTTTTCATCGGCAGCAACATAAGCAATACCCATAGGAGATTCTTTAAGTTGAACCTCGATGTCCTTAATACGATCATTAGCTTCTTTTCGCTTAATGTCGTTTCGGACAGGGACTGGTAATTGCAGAATCATGTTCCATTTATTAGCAATGGCTTCTCTATCCTGAGCATCTAATAAAGATAACTTTTGCAAGAGACGAGACATTGTTGGATTTTCAGGACCAATAATGTTTGCCAAAGGGTTCTCGATAATCGCACACATTTTCTTTGGCACAATAATCTCTGAGAAATCACCTTTTGTTTCGTTATAAATTTTAACACGAATTTTGGTTGGATACCACTCCAAAATCTTTCCGACACGCATAGATGTAATATCGTAGGCATCAGATGTCATTGGGTCAATTGTTGCTTCTAATGGGACGGCTGCAACAACTCCATCGTCAAACAATGAGTAAACCAAATCGTGGAAGAAATCGGTTGACGATTGGTCAATATTCATTTCTACGTCGAACAGACGCTGCAATGACGATTTCTTTTGTACAGTCTGGTTCTCTCCATCGTTCTCCAATTTAACGTGTTGAAATTTGACCATAGCTGCGTCCATAGCGATCCTGTTAAAGATCATAGACGCAATTGATGAACGACTATATGATCGTCCGGCTATGGAGGTGTTTGGGCTTAATGCCCGTGGTTCGTTGGACAGTTGAAATACCTCATCTGTCTCAACTAAATTGGAAGTAGTTTTCGTTTTGGAAAACATAGACCAAGCATGCGTAAGTCCATCTGTAAAAATACTCATATTGGCCTTTCTATGATACAAATAAGTCTAAATTATGTTTGTAAGCAACCCATGCGTCAATAAGCGCTGCAACATTATCGATCTTTTCATCAGCTCTTCGCTTAGATAATTTGTAGTTACCGTTATTATCTTGAATAGCAACGGCATTACCCATAGCAAATTTCATAAGCTCTTCATCAAAGATCAATTGTCGTTCCATAGCCAAGTTCTTAAGCTCACCCATTGGAACAGACTCTGTTCTAGAACCTTGAATAATCTTTTCAACGCCATACTCACCATTTTCACGACCCCATCTTTCAACGAACTCTCTGGCATTATATGGGTCGAAACCGAATGCATAAACAGAATATTTGTGCTCATAAATGAAGTTTGACAAATCGTCATACACTTTCATCATGTTCAGAATTGTGTCTGGCATAACAACAAGTGTACCCTCGTTTATAAACTCATCATACTTATTACGCATAGCTGACGTTAGTTTCTTAAGTTTGCTTTCACAAACATACGATCGTGTTTTAACACCAAATCGACCACGACCAATCGGGAATAAGAATGTAAAAGCACAGAAGTCATCACCTTGAGAAAGGTCACCACCGAGTGCGCATTCAAGTCCATCAAAGTTTTGTGGTCTATGAGGAATCGTTTCTTCGTAAACGAAGAAATATGTATAACCTTCAACAGGAATACCGAAACGTTTTGCTAGAATATCCGCTCTATCAGAGGGTTGGTGTTCGGCTTGTTCAACCTCGCGTCGATATGTCTCATAAGAAACTGTAGCCCCAAGATTGGGATTTGCTTTCATCCACATCTCGGGGAAAGCTACTTCACGTACGTCGTCCAATCGATAGTACCAAATAGATACATGGGGATTAAAGAATCGTCCTTCAAGAATATCTGTAAGTTCCATCTTAATTGTGTCCCCAACACCATCCCGGGCAGTACCTTCAGACGAAGTTGCTATAATCATGTAATTATCATTCTTAGAAGCACCCTGTTCTATTGCTCCAATAACGTTTTCGCGAACATCACCAGATAACCATTCATCTACCGAGGCGTATTTACAACGAAGACCTTGAAGTTTGTCAATAGACATTGGGCGAATTTCTAATAGACTATTTGTAGCGAAATTTTCAACACCCTTTTTAGTTGATGCTAACAATTGTTTCTGGGTAAGATTACCCGTCATCTTGGATCCTTGAACCATGTATTGCACAAGAGGGCCTTTGGCTCTACTTAATGCGGTACGGAATGGTCCCATGATCTCTTCTGCTTGTTTCATTGTTGGTGCACAAACTACTTGGTGTGTTGTGGTTGTGTCTATAAGCAACATGTATGCTTGCATAAATGTTGAGTATAGAGATTTAGCGGCCCCACGTCCCACAATCAAGAATTGTTTGTTCGTAAGTCGCTTGAATTTTGATTTTATCTCCCATTTACCGAGTTTAGGATTGTATACCCTTTCCTCTGAGAGATAGAACCATGCGAGGGCACATTCAGCCCATAATTTAAATGATGGTAGAAGAGTTACGTCACTACCATCTGTGAGGGTCATTTCATTCTCGCAAAACCTAACGAAGCCCTCGATGGCTTTATTATCATAGTAATAATCCGGTGACTCAATTAAGAAATCAATACGGTTCATTTCCAGTGATACCATCCGATTTACCGGAATCTCACCTCTAAGAACTTGCTCCTTAAACTTCATGTACTCTTCCGGATATGCTTTGTTAGATAGTACCAAAATAAATTACCCCATTACTTTAACAAGTGCACGGGCGGCTTTGGTTGTTGCTTTAGTATACTCAGGCAAATGATCTTTCACTTTATCTTGAATAACTTTATAACCGGTTTTAGCTTGATCACGAATAATATCGTTACCAATAGATTTAACAACTTCGGTTAATGGATTAGATTTATTATTACCTTTGTTGTTATTGTTGTTACCGCCGTTCATTATATTTCTAGAACGATAAACCTGTTCCGCGAAATTATTTTCAGCTTTAAGTCTTTCAGTGGCTTTTCGTAAATCCGTAGTCGTCATAGTGTGTCTTGACAAATACTTACGATCCCAGGCTTTTTGAGCTTTCTTAGCTTCTCGTTTCAATTTTCGAGTGCTAGGCTTACGACTTCTACGAAACCCCCACTTCATACCTTTGATTCCGAAGTGCTGAATAATGTCATCAGATGTATCCGTTCCAATAATAACGTCACTCTGCATCATTGTACTCTCCCTTCTGAATAATAATTCGGTGAGCAGTATTATTGATGCTTGTAGTTAGTGTTGTTAGGACACTACCAGCAGGCGGATCGAATACCACTCGTATGGAAAGGAATATGTACTGCTTGACGAGTCTTAATAGATGTTTGTCAGATTCTTTTAACAATTGACTCCATTCGGTATCTTTTGTTATGTCACAATCTGGGTGTACTTTTGTAAGTTGTGATAACGTACCAACAATACCATCGATTTCCAACAATAGTCGAGAATCGAAACCAGAATCTTCTTCTGAAGCAAAATCTAAAGTACTCTTAACATCGTCTAAAATTTTTGACATTAGTACCTCACCATAGTTTTGTATCACCAGGCTTTCTTTCGACATACACGCTTTGGGATCTATCTCCATAATGGATTATGTTGTGTGTCTTAATAGAAGTTGTAATCAACCGATTGGGATTTAACAATACGTCTTCATCCCAATTTAGTATGTCCTCTTCTTCCAATGGAAAAATGTGGTGCACTAAGATCGGCCCTTCGATATCCATTCCAGGAACACCCAAATCATAACCTAGATCTCGAGCAATGACTTGATCACGAAGATCCATCCAAAGTCTTGACCGGTAAAATTTGTTCGATATTGTTCTTGGGGAGATGTATCCCTTCTTGTATAGAGAAAGATAGTTTAGTCGATCACCATATGACGAGTACTTAATTAATTCATCGTAAGATAAATCTAATAGAAGCTCCCTATTCGACATTGAACTCCTCCGACGGCATATAACCACGAATAGCGTTAATAACTTCTTGACTGTCACCTTTACCTTTGACTTCGCTGTCAATCAAAGCGACTTTAGAGTCATTAAGTTTGTTCTTGGCTCTAAGACCTTCTAGTTGGAGTTCGTTTTCTACTGTACCATAACGCAATAGAGCGTTCAAAGTACTTGGAGCTATGGTACCATCGTCTAATTGGCGCTCGGCCAAGTCGAATGCTTTCTTTGTAAGTTTTAGCATTCGTCCTTCTGGTGTTAATGCTTGACGAATATCGTCCGTTTCATTTCTTCTCCGGGGCATTTGTAGATACCTCCGAATTGCTAGCACTTCCCTGAAGTCTGCGTAACGTTTGGACAGCGTTCTCGATATAGTCTTCCGCTTGAGCGGTAGTTAATTGAGTACGTGTTTCATTAGCGAAATGAAGTAGCTTGTCTAGAGCTGCTTGTTTCTTACTGTCGTTAGCAATGTCCAAGCGGTCGAGTGATGATACGATGATCATTGCTCGTTCGGCCAGCGTAATAACTTTTTTGTTGTGCGTGATAGCTCCGAGGTATTTAACCCCTTCAACAACCAATGGTGCTACCATGACAACTAACGTAATTAAATTAAGTACGTTTTCTAACATTACGTTTTACCTCTTCCCTTGATTTTTCTTCTTCCACATAATCATTCACTACCCGACTAACATACGAGTTTCCGCCGTTTTGGACGTACTGGTCATACAATGTCAGAACTTCGTTGTTCGACAATCGTCCGGAATGGATGCCGGTGATGATTTGTAACCTCAAGAAGTCTCGCTCTTGGGTCTTTCTCATCTCTTCCATGCTGATAGCTAATGCCTCAATGGAATTTTTGATACCTTCGATCTCTTGGTTTTGCTTTTCTTCGAGTTTGTTCCAGAGTTTCTTGAACACACGAGTTGAAAAACCAACAATTGAAGCTCCTATACCGACATAAAGTCCGATCTGAGAAAGAACTTCAGGAGATAGTAGCCACTTTAGCAGACCAATGAAGTGGTCATGTACTTCTGTGTGCATAGTTCTAGTCTCCTTTGATTTAGTTACCCTATACTTTGACCCAAGAATTAGGGTCAAAAACCACTCCGGGGAAATTTTGGAGAGGTGCGGCGATGCAGAGGGGTGGGGAGATCCCACGACCCTCCCCCTATAGGGGTGTCGCATTTTGTGACCTTTAAAATGTGGTCACGGTCGACGTTGATGTCGGTAAACGAATGGGCGTTGCTGTATCTTCTTAGATGAATGTCCAGACGTCTTCGATTGGACCTTCGTCAACGATGTAGTTCATAGCAGTAGCTTGAATCTGTGCCACTTCTACTTCATCCAACGCATTAGATGTGTCACCCATTACGAACGCTAAGAGTTCTGGTGTGTTGTAACCATTGTCTCTGTCCCATTGCCACCAAGCATCATAGTCTGTGTATGGATTGTATGGGTTGTCATACGTTGTAAGCATAGCATTGATACTTACTGCTTTGTTGTACTCATCATTCGTTACTGATGTATCAGCATAGAGTGTTGAGTTGTCAACAGTGTCGTTACCTTCTTGTGTTGCCATGATCTAGTTGCCTCCTTTCTATGATAGGTCTTGTACAGTAGACACACTGATACCTAGAGCAGATGCTACTTCAGCATAGGTGTGACCACTCTTAAGCATAGCTCTAGCTCTGCTAGCCGTACCAAGACTGACAGCCTTCTCTTTACGAGGAGTAGCCAGTTGCTTAACCCGATCACTATCAGCAAAGCGTAGCACATCAGTAAGCATCTTAGTACTTACAGCACCAGACTGAATAGCTTGCCACTCATCGTTGTCTATGTTGATTCGTGTACCAGCTCCATCAGCACCAGTCTTTAGACGGGCTGCTGCAATAGCCTGTTGTTTGAGCTTCTTAAGTTGTTCTTTACCCATCTCAGGAGTACGTTTGTCAGCAATAGCTTTGTTCGCTATGAGCTGAGCTTGACGTTCTTTAGGAGAGTTCATAAGAGCAGTATTAAGCTTGTGTTGTAGGGACTCAACTTGATCCTTATACTTGACTCTTGCCTCTTTACTTAGCTTAAGATTAGGCGATGATTCAACAATTTTATTTGCTTTATCACGCATCTTACCAAGAGCATTTACATAATCGCCATACATGTTTTCTATAGGAGTACCAGAACCTAATTTCTTAGCATCATCAACTAGTTCAATTACACTATCTGTAGAGATAGTCTTTGTCTTCTTGATGGTTGGTTTTAATTTAGGATTAGCAGCTAGTTCTTCTGCAGTACGTGGTTTTTCCCAGGTCTCTGTTTCTCTATGATCAGTCTTAGATCTAGAAATAAGAGTTGACGCACCCATTTTTGTTTTTCCTGTAATAACATCATAGTGCGTCTGATATCTTTTACGTAATTCAGGAATCCCATTTTCTCTTTCAGATCTTTTATAATCTAAATTATGTTTTTCCGCATCAATAACAACCATTGAATGTTTTACGGCTCTAGCAATTTCACTATTTGATGCACCTTTCAAAGTCATATCAGTAATAAGATTTGAAACTTCGCCCATCGTTTTCTGTTTAATTGTCCAGTCACCTTTTGAATTACGATTTAAAATGTTTTTATCTGGAGAATAATAATCGTTCGTATCAAAGTTCTTTAATTCTTTTAATGAACGACTTGTTTTAATTCCGTTTTTATTATTAGGAATAACCATAACGGAGTCACCATCGAAATCAGCACCAGATAATTTAGATGCAACAGATGAATCAATTCCGACTGCATCTTTTGCGCCCTTCATGAATTTAGCCGCAGTGTTTCCTAATTTATTATTAACAGTTAATTCTGGTAATTCGAAAATACCACCATGAGGATATCGAACAAGAACTACTTTCTCACCGTTTTTAAAATTAGGAGCATAGATTTCGTTAGCTTTAATTCCAGATAAAGGTAATAATACTTGACCTTTCATTCTGTCGAAGCCAGTCAATTTAAGATTATGCCGTTTGGTTGTGAGGCCATCAGCAAAATCCTGCATCATTACACGTTTAACTACAGGATTTGTTAGATTAGAAATCTCATCAAACTCTTTCTGTAGTTTTTTATATGTTTCATCAATACGACCTTTGACCAAAGCTGGTGGTTGTTTGGAAACAAATTGAGAAGATAATGTTTTAGACCAGCTAGCCCAGTCACCTTCTTCATTTACTTTGTTGATAGCACCTTTTTGTCCACCAACTTTAATTGTTGCACCGAATGGATTATCAGGATCATCTTTTAATTTCTTTAAGACATCTTCTTTTGCAGTACCTTTGTGCTTATTGGTATTGAAAATAATGTCGACGCCTTTCGGAAAATCTTTAGGATCACCATAGACAGCCATACCTTTAAGATAATGTGTACCATTTACACCAATACGAACTTGAGCATAACGGGATTTACCAAGATCAAGATCTTTTACTCCTGGACGTAATTCCATTACACCATCTTTATCCGTACCGCCTTGCTCAGCATATCGAATACCAACACGTTTCCAATCAACATGTTCAATTGGACGTAATCCCAATACACTTTTTCCATCATCAGTCTCGGAAATAAATGGTGGTTTGATTTCGTGTTTGTGTTGACGAACAATATCAGGATCTGATTCTTTGGTTAGAACTTTCATTTCAACCCAGTGATCATCATTTGTGGCATTCTTAACATATACTGTATGTTTGTGATATCCTTCAGATTCCAATTGCTGTACAGCACGTTTAAGGGTATTCTCATTTACTCCTAATTGTTGTGCTGCACCAAGACCGACGTCAAGATATGGATTCTTTTCGATCAATCCTTTAATATCAGTCTTAATTTCTTCCATTCGATTTACATTATGTCGAACTTTAGCATCCAAATTCATACGAACTGTAGATTCTGGAATACCAGTCTCACGAGAAATCTCAATAGAAGTCATTCCTTTTGCAGATAATTCTTGAATACGACTGATATTGTATTTACGAATTTCATGCTTTGCAATATTATTTCGAGAACGGAATTCGGTCGTTGTGATACCAAGCTTCATAGAAATTTGAGTATCAGTTAATCCGCTCTTACGGTATTTAGCAACGACATCTGACCAGGAAGTCGCACGTTGATATGAATTCTCTCCCGAACCCCAAGCATATCGTCCACTATGTGGAATAGATCCTTGGTGAGGAGTTCCTCTATGTTCTAGAAAATCATTATATGCATCTTCAAGATTCATTATTTACCTCGGTTTACTTTCAAGTATTCCACTGAATTCTTTAATTGTGTGATATACATCATACACATCTTCCGCTTCAGGAATATATGTTCGGATATCATCACCTTGATAAATACGAAGTTCGAAATCAGTTTTCTCCGGTTTTACGCCATACTCAAGACAGAAATAAGCAGCATAAACTAATAACTGTTCCATCTTTGGTTTGGTTACTCCAGTCTTCAAATCATGAATTCTAAGAAATCCTCGTGGATTATCTTTCTTTGGCGGATCATATCGAATCGCATCGGCTGTACCAAATGCATATGGACTGTAAAATAATAGTACTTCACTATCCATACGATATCCAATCGCGTCATTAACGAAATTAGCAACAGCTGGGTGAGTATTACCTGGGAGTAATTTAATTCTATGTTGAATTGCATGACTCGCAAATTCGTGTAATTCTGTTCCTCGCTGTTTAGCTTTTTCGTTTTCGAAACGCTCAACCAATTTATCAGGACTGTAATTTAACCAGTGACACTGACTTGCACTTAAAAATGAGTGCTTACCCTCGTATTCTATGTGTCTGTTCCATTTCATTTAGAACATCCTCCTTATTCTCCGGATAAATCACTCTCGCCCATCCTCCGTTTTTATTGTAATGCTCAAGATAATGTTCTTGATTTGGTCTAAACGGACTCTTGGCGCTTTTCTTGCACTCTAAGTGATAGGAATATGGCCCGACATCCACAGACAGGTCAGGAATTCCTTGAATATAGTTTGGATCATTCTTTTTGACAATCGCATTAGGAAATAACTGCTTGATGTCTTTAATCAATCCTTTTTGAAAATCTCGCTCCAATTTGGACATTCGTGGGTCACCCAATTCCTTTCGTTAAATTTCTTTTTGCTAGATATAGATCTAGCGATAGCATCATCAATAGAGGCTGGGGATTTCAAGTAAATGTAGAAAAGATCTTTAAAGGAGGTATTCACTCGATTAATTCGTCCTTCGGATTGTTCCATAATTCGATAGGAATAATTTAACGAATAGAATAAAATCGTGTCAGTAGTTACGCAGTTCCATCCCTCAGCCCCGGCCGTGTACTGAACTAGATATACCCAACTATCGGAATCAGGTATTGGTTCGTGTTTCTGACCGTTCCATTGATAATAAGCCCTATTTAATTCTTGACAAATCTCTTTGAGAATATCAAGCTCATAGGTGTAATTATAAAAAACTATGATTCGATCACGAGTCATAATTTGTTGCTTCACATTCTCTCGCCTACGATCGCTAGTATTTACTATGCGTCGTAATACTTGAGTGAACTCAGAAGCATTTTGTATAGGTTCTTCCGTAAATGGATTGAACCTGGTTTTCTTTACTTGCTCATATAATTCTTTATCATACTGAGCAGTAATAAATTGACGATGAACTTTTGTAGTTCTGAAATCTTCCATGGGCACTGCAAGATATCGTCTGTATCTTTCAAGCTTATCAGTTTTATGATATCGCTTGATTTGAGGGAACTTCGAATATGGATTATACTCGACATGTTGTTCAACAAAATCAGTTTTGTTTCGATAGAAATTATTGGCTATAAAAATACACATCCAATCCATCCAAACATCACCAGGCGTCGCGGTGAGCATTATCCATTTATTCTTTCTGGCAATTGATATAAATGCCATTCCCCACGTTCCGTATCCGATCGCTCTTTGTTCGTCGAAAATAAAGAACGCATCTTTTACGTCGGAATACTTATTGATGTTATTCCATGAATCGACAACACCATCTATTCCTAAGGCTTCAAAATCTCTATGCCATTCACGATCGTTTCGTTTCTTGGCAACTGTAATAATATACAGTGGCTTATCAATATGGTTCTCCATATAATAAAATAGGCCGGTCAAGGATTTACCAGAACCGACCTTACCGCACAAAACAGATCCGTTATGCATACTATCAACTGCCCTACGCTGATAGTCGTATAACTCAATAGTCATTAAAATCCATACTTACGTTCAAGTGGATTTGCTGCGACGCGAATATAAGCACTCTTCAAGTCAAGACGAGCATATGTCCCGTCTTCACTTGGCTCGCGGCGACGGATAACCATATCACACAAGGCAATTTCCATTTCATCAATAAGACCAAGTTGATCTTCGTTGAAATATGTACGTTGACTTGGATCGATAGGCGCGTCAATTGGAGTTTCACCATCATCATAAATGATAGCTACTGTTGGAACTGAGAATTGAGTATATACGCGAACCTTGAAATAACATTGTGGTTCGTACATATCAGGATTCTCAGCCATCTTCTTTTCCATTTCCGCATCTTTAGCTTTGGGTTCCCATACTTTAATGTTAACACCATACTGCCGAAGAATATCCGCGTCTTCAGGATTAACAACAACGTTGAAATAACGATCACCTTCACGATTGTATTTCTCTTGTCGTCCTGCGAAGTTCGGTTTAAACATAAACTGAACGTCTTCCAAAATGATTTGTGAATTTGAAGCTTGCAATAATTTAGTCATAGTAATGTCCTTTCTAAAATGACGTGCGTGACTCAAAAACAATGAGAGGTGCGAAAAATTCAAGATTTTCCACTTCCCTCTCTATTATGTGCCATGTAATTTCTGCGGGGTCTAAAATGACCCTGCGCGAAAAATCAATTTTAAGCAACCTCAGAATTTTGCTCATTGAGACCTAGAGGCTCAATATAATCCTTCGGCATGTCGTCAACGATTTGATTGATATCGCCGACCTTAATAATTTTCTTAAGACCAGCAATTGCAACCTTATCGTAGTAGTCAAAGTCAATATCTTCGTAGTTGAATTCTGAAGTTTGTTTGAATTTGAATCCTTTTGTACCCGTAACGGATTTAAAGTTCTCGTTATCTTCAGTCCACATACATTCTTCTCCGGTGAGAGATGCATAAATAGATCCAACTTTTCCAACAAACTCGTTTCCAAGATAGATATGACCTTTGGATTGTTTGGTGATGAAGAAATCTTTATCAACCAATTCTTCTTTCGTCCATACCCGCTTGAGTAGATATGGATTTGCGAACTCAGCCCCTGTTGGAGACCAAGAATCATCTTCAAGTTGAGCAATATAAACAGCATTGTTAATGAGGGCCATGCGTTTATATGTATGCTCGTGGTCAAAATTATAATTGTACTCTGGGCGTTTACCGAATTTCATAACGAAGTCAATGATATAATCATCAGCATTAGGGATTTTAATCGAGTCAGTCTTAATATGACAGACTTGATATCCCTCAGCCTCAACTGCGAATTTAAGATCAACCATAAATAAAGCTCCACGCTTAGCAACGATGTTATCAATATTGTCTGGGTGCTTGAATTTATTATCGAACGAAGCGGAAGTCATTCCGTAAACCGAATTAATAACAATCTTCAAAGCAGTAACCAACGGTTTCATATATTGATCATCGTCCAAGAACGGAGCCAAAGATCCATTAAACATTTGTTTAACTTCATCGATCTTTCTATGTTTGAGTAAAATACGAACTTTCAACAAGTCGGCATATCGTTGAGTATATGGTCCGAAGTAGTTCATGTTTACCAAACTATTCGGGTGCATTGACTCAACGTCGATTAGGGCAATATCTTTATATACTCCTGGTTCGGCATATACAAATCCGCCTTCACCGGTTTCGAAGCCTCGATATGTGGATTTACCGAACTCGTATTTATAACCTGGGAATGTCTCAGCTAATTTTACATAATTAAATTTATCCTGAGGACGAGGATCATCTCCGAAAATGAATCGAGCAGTAAGCTGATTATTTGTTGCGTTCATACTTCCGCCTGTAATAGTCGCAAGAATTTCTCGAGCAATATAATCTGCGTAGGTCGCATCGAATACTTTCTCGGTCGCATCCACGTCGTTCACACAGTATTCCACAACAGTGTCAACCAAATCATCTGGTACTGGTTGATCCCAAGGAATTTCCATCTCAACGTGTTTAATTCCCAAATCAACTTCCCAACGTTTCAAAGATTGTTTCTTTTGTGAATACTCATAAATATCAGCATAACTTAATTCATAAGCTGCTGCGTACATTCCAGTCTTAGCATTCTTTTCGTTGATGATACGTTGCGACTGATTAAATAATTCCATATTGGTTCCGCCAAGCAACCGAGCATACAAGATATGATTATCATATCGACGGTTGTTGAAACCAATTAGTGGAAATGTACACAAGTACTCAATTTGATCCGGCGTGGGATTTACCCAACGGGCGAATTCGTCTTCACCGTATTTCTTCCACACAACGACAAACAGATTTGGATATACCTCAATATCGAAGAACACGATTTCTTCCTTTGCCACAATTTGTGTACCAGTTGTCAATTCGTATTCTGTCTTCCCATCGTCATCTCGAATTGAAGACCATGGGATTTTTGAAAAAACTTCCAAACAATAATCTTTGTTGTTTGTGGATTGCAAGGCTCGAAGAAATACTGAATGTTTCAAGTCTGTGACATCGTATTGCAGACCCATATCATACGCTTTCTGAATTTCATGAGCAATCCAATCGATCGTTGGTTTTGTATTTGCGTGGCTAGGTTTTTCTCCCTCAATTAAACCAAGCTGTCGCTTAACAAATTTACGAAGCGTCTTCTCTGTGTAAGTGATTTCTTTCACTTGATCATACATCTCATTTCTCTCTTTCTTCTCTTTCATCGGCAGTCCCGACGAAATATGAGATACTTCAAGATTGTTTGATGCATTATCAATTCGTCGTAAAGACGCCTTCCCTTTGTAAACTTTAATTTCGACATTGTCCTCAACGACATTGTCCAGTAAATTGACATCACCATCATATAAATAATGCAAGTGAATGCCTTTACCCGATTTAGAGACCTCCGCATACGTCGGCGGATACTTAGCCGCCGCTTGTTTGTTTAACTCTAAACTTTTCTCTCCGTTCTCGTCCTTGATATCAAAGTCGAGAATAATATGTTGCAGTGGAACTTTGACCCAGTGTAATTTACGCGTATCAATTTCTTTTAACGTTGTTACGACATCGTCCCATTTCTGAGATGGATTACCATTCTCCAAAGACGGTTGTGCAGGATAATCGGCAGCCAATTTATTGAATACCTCATTGTGATAACATAAATCGAGCCAATCCTTAACCTCGTCTTCAGGAATATCTGTATCAACAAATCCTTCAGGAAATGCTACTGACCATCTGAAACCTTTAAAGAAATTCTTAATACGAACCCCATCGATATTCGTGTCCTTAACCATTGTATCAAAATATCGGAGAGCCTCGCGTTTGATAGTTGCTTTATATCCATCAGACTTCCATCCCATGTCTTCGAGATAGTTCTTGTAAAGCTCAGAAATTTGTTTAAGACTAATACCGTCTTTCATTTGCATTGCTTCGCTTCGAATGAAATCAAAGATATGATCTGTCTGTTCGGCCATATCAACATCGAAATAATTATCAAAATAATCAAACCCTAATTGTTCAAATCTATTAATAGCAAGATTAGCAATATAAGGCAACTCGTATTTGATTTGGTTCATCAAAGAATCATATTCCCTATGAGGTACTTTCTTACCACTAGGATTTACCACCACGGCTCGACGAGTAATACCCGAATCTACATTTCGAACTTTATATCGTTGGTTTGATGCTGTAATAAGCAAACCGCTAAATGTAACGTCATATTGTTCCTTATACTTTTGGTTGACCGAAATAGTTTCATGACTTGTCAGTTTCAACAACGGGGTATCGTTATAAATATGACTAATGTCCGTATCCTCATCAATCAACAATGGAACTTCTTTAATTTGTCCAGTCGCAAATGGGTCATTACTCGTCAACAGTTTCAAATCAATAGTTCCACAATATTCTTCAAACAACCATCTGAATATCTTGAGTATTGTTCCTTTACCGCTACCTTTTGATCCGTACAAATACATGAACTTCTCAATCTTATACATGTTGTTGGTGAATAAGGCGCCCATGAACCAAAGGATTTTATCAAGTTCTTCTGGTTCATATAACGTACCAATCAATTTCATAAAAGCTTCAGGATCGCCTTCGGTAGGAGAATACGTCAACTGAGTTGTGGCATAATCGTGTCGCTTCATTTTGTGGTCAGCAAACAACACTTTCTGGTTGAATGGAATATCATTCGGTTCAGTAGATTTACAATAGTCAATAAATAATCGGAACTTCCCGGAAGAAGCTTTCCGAATTTCTTTTACTTCAATTCGTAGCCCAGGACTCTTCTCTTGAAGTTCTCTAGTTTTATTCCACAATAGACTATCAATATCGTGAAATAAGTTTCTCTGTAATGTGTCCCATCGATGTCCATTCCAATAGGCATAGAATTTACCACCTTTTACGACTAAATCCTTGGCATCGCCAAATGTAAAGTCTGGTGATACCTCATAATCACACGATCTATTATTGGAAGTGAACTTTCTGACGGTAACATCTAAAAAATCCATTTATACCTCCTATCGTTAGTGTAACACACTTACACACCCTTTTTGCCCCCCAATCTACATTGTTTATATACCTAGTTGAAATTTTAACTCGTTCTACAACAATATACCATACACCCAGTTTTTTGGGTTTTTAGGGCATTTTTGGCCATTTTCCCCCACTTTTTTCTAGACCGACCTATAAAATACTATAATAAAAATGGCAGAATTACCAAATCCCCCCAAAAATTTTTGGGGGACGAAATTCACCAAATTATCCTAAATTCAAGCCCATATTCGCTAGTTTTTTCGTCCAAATCATGCCAAAAGTCCCTCTCAAATACTAAATCATACTCGAATCCGAGGACTTCTGCACGGAAATATTGGCCTGGTTCATAGGTATCTTTCAGCTTTTCAGGCCCTTTATACATGAATTTGAACCCATTAATCTGGCCAATACTATCTTTTCGATAGATAATACCAACCCAATTATGGTCTTTAAAGACCTTGAAATCAATGCTCTTTCCCATCAGTACCTCCAACAAATCTCACAGTCTTATGGGGATTATTATGCTCCTTATCTAATAGGAAATGTTCCCGGATCTCTTCCCATTCGTCTTGATTGAAATACAGCTTTACATGTACTGGGGGCTGAGGGAATATGGTCTTAGACTTAGGGTATACATGTTTAACTCTCATCTCGTTCCTCCAATTCTTTCCGTCCAGGAAATTGAAAATCGGGGAATTTAATCAACTCCCCTGTCTCCGAATTAAATGCCCACCGTCGATCATGGCTTTTCCACCATTTACTAACAGCTTCACCAGTTATTCCACGGCTCTCCGGCTCCTTACAAACAGGAATTTTATTCGTCATCGTCCAATCCTTCTTTCTCAAAGAAAATAGATTCACCTTCCTTATCCACAATTTTATCAAACGGACCATCAGTCTTCTCGAAATATGTAGTGAAAGATCCATCACCATTAGCCACAATACGAACAACCTCACCTTTCTCGATACGAGATAACATCATATCAAGCATAACTCGATCATTTTCTTTCTTAGCCTCTTCATGACTAAGCTGCTGGAGATATGAAGCAATTGTATCAATACCATCAGGGAATTCATACACGGCATTATGACCATAATCCACCTTAACAGATTTTGGCAATGTACTAGGATGCAGTGCATTTGAGATTTCAAACAATTTATCCTGGTCAACTTCGAGATTTAACTCCAATTTCTCAGGACCACTTAAACGAATACCAGAGAACTGAGGCTGGAATTTCATTTTCTTATCATCAAGAGCTTCTTTAATTGCTTGTCGAACTGCAGCAGTTTTTCCATTACAACGACCTGGCATAAATTTAATCGCACCAGTCTTAATATCGATTGATGAGGTTCCGTTTTTACTATTAATATGAAAATCATCTTTAGTATTCACAACCGAAGTATCCGCCTTCTTAACAATATCCTCAATGTTTCCATCAAGCTCTTTAAGGCGTAATTCCTTCCATTCGGCCGCTTTTTTACCCTTCAACCAGCACGCAGCCATCGCAGCGTAGTTAGACAGGTCTTCTAAGGTGTCTACGAGGCTCTCAGAGGCGATCTGAGCGCATTTAGAAGGATCATTGAGTGAAACTAAGCGCTCGAATTTGTCGTTCATACGGACGATGCCAGCCACCAATCCGAAGGTGTCTAAACTCTTCTCAAATGAGTTCCCATAGTCGTGATTTTTACGTTTGAACGTCTCAAGTTGGTGTTCATATTGCTCTTCCATTGATGTTGGTGTTAATTTGTCAGTCATTTTACTCATCTCACTTCTCCTTACCAGAATAAGTTAAAACTTCATGCAAAGGGAATATTGTTACCGTTCTACAATCTTCACGTTCGTCCCATACGATAGTTAGTGATTCCTCGTGATTATCATAGTGAGTAACTTGCACATCATGCACATTTGGAAACGTGAGACTTGACCCATCTACAAAAACTACTGTTAATGGTTTGGTTCCATAGTAATTCAACGAGTCGATCAATTCAAATACATAAGAACTAGATGGATAATGATGAACTACCCCATTTTTCAACACAATATGCCACTCACCACCAACAAACTCTATCTTATCCACTTTGTCATGAATTTCAACAATGCGTGGATCGCCAACTTTTCTAATAATTACAAGTGTATCATGATTTTTCATTACTCGGCTCCTTTATTTATACGCTTTAATTGGATATGCTTCGTGGAATTCTTCCGAATTAAAAGCCTCAATCAATCCAACATTATTTACGGGGATAAACACTTGTTTTGTAAACCCTTCTGGGTACTGTTGAATAATATGAACGAAGTCTCCATCGATTTTGCTTTCTTTAACATAACGAAAAATGTTGTTAGCAACTCCAATTAAATTCTTAGCTTTATTGTCATCAATATAACTAATAACATTGACGGCCAATTTCTCTTTATACATTATTTTACCCCTTTAGAATCCAACACATCATTCACGAAATTACGATTTACTTCACCCAACTCCAATAGTTGATCCAAATATTTACGTCCATAAGAACGTTGGCTCTCCGTGATTTTGCCCTTAGATACATTCATAGCAGCTAAGCGGCTGTAATCGAAGATATCAGTGTTTGGTTCGAGGATTTGTTTGCAGTAAATAGCTGGGAAGATGATTTTGTTACCGTCCACAATATTCAATTGTGTGATTACTGAGATATCCCAACCGAAGTAGTAGTCTTTTGTAGTGACTTTCTTACCAGCCATCTTACGAATATCAGCAACACTGATTGTGCCACCGTATTTAAGGAGGTCTAGGAATGTTTGGAGGGTTAATTCAAGCTGGTCTTCAACAGTAGACCCATAAGAACCTGGGTTGATTGAGTCGATAAATGCGGCTTGGTCTTTGAAATGACCTTTTTCAATAGTAGGAATACGTGTGATATCAAGTTTCATTGTTTGCAATCCTTTCTGCGCAACGATTTAAAATTAGATCCTCCATAAGAATTAGTTCTTTAGGAGTGTAGATTATCTCAGATTTAGTCTTTGAATAAATACCGAAATGTGAATTGTAGTCAATATCGCTCACATCTGGCCAATTATATTGACCATATAAGCGAGAATTAAATAGTTCGTCAGTAATTTGACTGTGTGGAGGGATTTTGTATCCCGTCACGAATGGAATATTGTATCCATGTTGAGGCACAAAGCAATTATCCACATTAGAATGCTGCAAACGGATTGAGAGGAAATAACCCTTACTCAATCCTTCAGCCATGTAGTTATCGAATTTCAACTGGTCATTACGAATGTCCTGTAGAAATCTAACCATGCCCGCAGCCTCTGAGAAAATGAGCATACGCAAATCGCGATTACGCTCTGATAGTAGTAGGTATGGAAATGGGATCTGGAATACGCTGCCTGGGAAATAACCTATCAATACATTACAATACCCAGGGATATAGATATTGACACCTGGATTATTCCGAATTCGGTGCAAAATCCCACCCCGGGCAATTTTTGACAAATCGATTTCTAAATCGAATGGCTTGAAATACGAACAGGTATTCAGCATTTCTGCCAAATACTCCGATCTGTATTCACGCGCAGCAGCATAGTCAGGTTCCTTACCGAATGGAAATAAGATACCTGGATTAGTGATCATAGCAGCCTCCCTTGCGGAACCGCTCGATATCAATGAATAATCCTTGGTTATCTGGATGGTCGACGCCATATAATTGGTCACCGAATGTTACGAGGGCTCCTTTAGAACCATCATAACCTCTGTCGACAGGGATCATAGGATAGATATCGCAGTTAGCATTTGTCCAAGCCACAAGAGTAGCTGGGTTATGAGCTAGCCCATCAATAACAGTACCAGGATTTCCAGTAGTACGCATAATACAAATAAGTGGTACAGCGATTGTGTCACATTTAACCGTGAAGAAGCGTAGATTCTGAGATAGAGTTGTCTTCTCCATAATATACCCAGAATCGTTAATTAAGAAACGGTATCCAGGAATATCAACAGCTCGTTCATTACCAACAGTGTAATTGGTTACCCCGTATTTGTTCGAGTCGAATACCGTCTTAGACGGATCAACTTTGAAATCTGGAGGGATAACGTCCGCCCAGTATTTGCCACGGACATTCCATTGGTTTAGGATAAGTTGGTTCTTCCAGATGAAGTTAATGCAGTTTCTACGTAAGTCTTTAGTCCATTCGTAGCCCTTACGGACATACCACATAGAGAATTTGAGACGAACGCGAGCAAATGCCCGCGCTATCCCACTAGCAATTGTCTGCAAGATATCATTCATTATCTTCGTCCTCCTCTTTGTAAGGGATTGTGAATTCTGGATCAAGTCGTTCTTCCATGATTTCGTAAATGCATACGTTCATTTCGTTATACAACGCTTCACATTCGTTGTATTGCTCGAGATCAATATGGAATAGACCATAAGTGTCATCGGAATTTGGACGGTTTGCACGGTCATGCTCAATAAATGAGATGAGAGTGTCATGGATAACTGGGTCAATATCAGATTCTAAGTCAAGACCAATAGTCTCAATCAACCATCCAGCGACTTGTTCAGTAGATACACGATATAGTGCGTCTGCTATAATTTGAGAATACTCCAGAAGAGCTTCAGCAACAGACGCCCAGTCACTATTAGACGTTCCGAAACCGAAATGTTCGGTACGGCGCTGAACAATATCCTCACGACGTCCCCAATCACCAACCTTAGACTTAAGAGGGTTGAATTCCCATGAGAACAAGGCAATAAGATCACGACGTAATTGCGTGTCTTGGATATCATAACGGTCGAGGACGAGTGCCTTGTAATAATCAAACGCTTCTGTCGAATGTTTTTCATAAATGATGCGATCATGCTCCATATTAGCTCCTTTCAATGAGCGGATTTGACTACCCATGTCCTCAACACTTTCAATAATGTCACGGACAGGACGATCTTTTTCACGATAGTTGTATAGACGAGTCTTACCTTGAGGTAATTTCTGAATGAAGTCATTGATGATTCCATCTTTGTTCATTTCTTGAATGTACTCTTCGGTAAGTGGATCATAGGTAGCTCCAAAATTACGTTCGTATGGTGTTAAATCACGACGAATAAATCCGTCTTCTGTCTTGAACCAATCGAACTCATCATCAACTGGTAGTCCTTCGAGCTCACGAATATGGCGTTCATTCTCAATTTCACGCGCTTGACGCTCAGCCATCTCTTCCTCGATCTTCTTAGCTTCGGCTTCTGCAACTAACTCTTCGTAAGATAAGCCCTCTGCCTCCAAAGCTTCTTCTTCTTTCCACCATTTATAGATGCGGTAGGCACCATAAGAGATGCCCGCCACACCAGCCAAACTCAAAATAACTTTAACCGATGCTTTCATTATATGATTCCTCCTAATATTAAGCTAATTGTTTGCGGCCTGGGATAATATCGCGCAGGTTTGTTGTAGAATACAAGTTACGAGGTGTTTGCCAGCGCACATAGATTTGTGGCTCATGCTCTTGCTTGTCTTCGTTCCATACTTCATGAGTGTCCCATTCGAGATAGAATCCATCAGTATCTGTCCAACCAAATGGGAGAGCTGCTTTAGGTACTTCGAATCCAAGTGCATCCAACACTTCGGCAAATGTCAACATACCTCCGCTAGATTGAGTGTTGATCTTTTGAGCCAACATGTTATCCACTTCTTTAACCCAAGCTTCGTTGTAGTCTGGATCGTCAGATGCGTAGTGGCGAGAGTATTTGAACCAGCGTCCATAGAAATCGCCTTCCTTAGGAACAATAGATTCTACTTCAACTTCTTTTCCATCGATCTCAACTTTCTTAGTTTCAACCGGTGCGTCAATTTTCTTGAATGTTTCTTCATCTAATACTTCTTTGGCACGTAGACGGTAGCGAGCGTGTTCTTCTGTGACCATGGTAAGAGCAGCAGATACGGCTTTAAGACGATTTGTTTGGATGGCAAATCCTAATCCAATAGCCGCTGTAGACGCTACAGCAATAGCAACTGGCACGGCAACATCTTTTGCTACGTCCTTAACAACGTCCATACGAGTGTATTCAACGTTTTGCGCATCAAGTTCTTCGTATTTAGCTTTGGTAGCTTCAAGCTTTTTGCCTGATTGGATACCTTTATATACGGCGACACCATATCCAACAAGTCCAGTAGTCACTAATGCGACCGGTGCGTACTTCTTAGCAAGAATTTTAGATACAGTATATGAGTGTTTTGCAGCAGATTTAATAGCTTTCATGTTTGGTAATTTCATTTTAGTTTCTCCTTTGTGTCTTACTTAGCATCACGGTTATATGTGATGTTCTCTTTAATCCAATCTTGTGTTTCTTTTTCGATTAAGAAACTGAACCCCGAACTATTTCCACTTGAGAAATGGCTTTGGGCTTTACAGGTTGCATTGTTACGGATATAGTCTGTGTGAGTGAATGTCAGATCCCAATCTGGGCCGTAGAAATTCACTGTTACACTTGTAACATCAGCAAATAGCAAAGGGCGTTGTTCACCCTTGGGATAAATTCGAAGCTTCATATAGTTCCTCCATAGTTTTGTCGATAGCTTGCTCGACAACCAAGTCCTTAGTTGAGAATTTGAATGCTGGGACATCGAAATATGGCATGATTAGAAATCCCTGAGAACGTCTGAATATATATGTGACATTCTGGTAATCAACCATATATACTTGTCCGTCTTTCGACGTGGTGATATCATCAATATCTTTTAGAGTATCGACGTATGCACCATCCAACATAACAATAGCATTTAATTTAGTTTCGTTTGTATGTTTCATAGACCTGCTCCAATACTAAATAACAGATACTGAATTGGTATAGGAAGAATATGAATGCTGTGATCCAAAACCACAACATAATTCCTAATGCCCAAAACCAGTATAGCAGATATAACAACCCAACAGTTGTTATAATAGTTGGCAGCGTTAGAAGTAAGGCCTTAATCACTTTTGTCATTTGTCTCTCCCGATCCACAATATAGCCAAAATAAACCACCCAACCGGTGGCGTACACAATAAAAACAAAGTTCCTAGACAACTACGCATGGCCGTATTCCTCCGCTGTACCTCTCATAATGTCAATCCAGTATTTCTTACCAGATTTACGGTCGACATAACAATCTCCATCAATATCAAAACCTCCTCTGAAGAATTTATCTTTCATTACTTCCAAAGGTGGTAACTCTTTAGGCCATTCCTTTGACATGATTAGTCCTCTTTCTTTTTGAATTTACAAACAATGCAGTATTTAGTTCCTGCATCAACAGTACGAATATCAACATTCGATTTAATCCAGATATAGTTCTGGTCACGAATATCGAAACGGTCTTCTGGCAATTCCAGAAGTATCTTAAAATCACGTAGGGTCATCTCCTCAACGGTATCCATGTGAGCGACAATGCGCTTCACCTTACCTAAGTTCGAGGTCGTGATCCCTTGTGACATAATACGATTCCATTTGTCACTCATTTACACCTCCACTGGAATTGGGAATTGGATCTTGAATCCTCCTCCACGGGCAGCTACAATACGCGCCCCGTCTAGTCCATTAGAACCTCCAAGAGTCGTCCAACCATATGCCTGATCAGTGAATGCTGCTGGTTGGTCAGATAACTCGTAGAAGTCGCCGACAGTAACCACCCCATATTGGTCAAGGTTCGCCAGAAGAATATTGAACACTTCTTGAGCATCTTGACGAGTCTCGAAGACAATATCATTGACTACATTGGAAGCCCTGTTGTTTCGCTTAGCGAAGTTCTTAGTGTAGTCGTTTCGTCCATTAGAACGATATGTATCCATGCGGGTTACGTTGCTAGGACGTCCCCAGAATGATCCTCCATTACCTCTTCGATGGATATAGTCATCACCGAAGATGGCACGCTGTACAGCTGTGACCAATACATCTGCAACTGTGTTTTGTACAGACGGCACAATAACCTCTTGTACTAAATGAGTTGCTGCTCCACGGAATCCTTCTTCACCGAATAGGATATGACTGAACCATTTACCAACGCCAGGCTTTTCGATTCGTCCTTTGGCTACCGCCGTAATATGCTTTTCTTCCAATTCACCCTCAGCAATTTGGGTTGTTTTTAGTTTTACTTTATCGTAAGATGTTTTGGTCATCTAAATCCTCTCACTTTCTATCGTAGCAATCCACTGTGCATCATCGGGATTCATACGTTTCTCAATTCCAGACAAAGCGTAATAACGCTCTCCACGATATGACATCACATCTCTATATACATTTAGTTCTGTAGCCAAATCAGCTAGTGCAATATCTCGAGGCCCGTCTAGCAATAAGAAAAATGTATACCGATTTCTACCATGGTTGTGTACTTTAACAACATCATAGTCATCTAAAATTACTGCCATAAGTTATTCTTTACTAGTTTTTCCGGCTGTATACCCCCATAAGTACATAGCAATCGTCTGTAAAGCTCCTGTTAAACACACAGCCAATCGTGGGTCGGCGTTAAAGAAATAAACAAACGTAGTATATAGTGCAGCGCTAAATAACGCTCCGATAAAGCACATGCATACAGCGCCAATAAATGTTTTCACTAGTATTTCTCCTTTCTAAATTCAAAAAAGAATACGAGATGTAATATCCCGTATTCTCTTAAACGATGTCTTAGAACATTCCGTCTTCAGTTCCGTTTTCTTCAGAATCTTCGTCTTTAGGTTTTGTTAAAGCGTGTACGACTACGCCAGCGACAGTTACTAATCCGCCAACCACTAGAGTCTTAACAACAACTGGTCGCCATTTAGCAATACCACGAGTACATTTCTTTTTAAGATTGTCTTTAGGTTGCTCTACTTCGACTGATTGTTTATCAGTTTCTTTAGCGGCTTCGGTTGTAACATCTACTTCGTTGTTCACAACTTCGTCCTTAACTTCTTCGATTTTGTTTGAAACAGTTTCTTTTGACATTTTATAGTCCTCCTTTTCATTATGAGATATGTAATTTCTGCGGATTATTGAAAACTTTTGAGGTATTCGATATGTTCCGCAATCAAGTCCGGATTAGCCATCAGTGTACATACGTCAGATACAATAGAAGGGCCGTTTTCTTCTATGAAGATTTGGGAAATTTCTTTTAGATCGTTCTGAACGTTATTCCCAAGTTCAATTTGGTGATAGTTTATCATCAAATATGATACTACAGACTTTTCAATTGGATCTAGATTTGCATATTTGTAATCATAAGCCATAGATTTAAATAAAGCAATAATACCAAATGTCTCACTGTCTTTTGCCATACTCGGATCTTTTAACCAACTTTTCATTATTTAGTTTCCTTTCGTGAAATAGCGATACCAGCAGTAGCAAGGAATACACCAGTAGTAACCAAAGCAAGTTCAAGGCTAGATCCAGTATTTGGAAGAGTGTCTGACTCAACACGTTTAGCAGCTTCAATAGCCTTAGGAGGGATATTGTTCACAACAGGTTTCTTTTCTTCGTATTTACGAATAACAACTTGCTTAGGCGCTGGTGGTGTGATAGGTTTAGGTGTTACCTTAGGCTTATCTTCTGGTTTCTTAGGATCCTCTTTTGGTTTTTCCTC